ATGTCCTACTCCGACCCCCGCATCTGCCACCACCAGCGCGTCACCCAATGGCTCGCCGCGATGCGGCAGCATGCCGCCTGGCTGTACGCCGCGGATGAGCAGTATCAGTACTTGGTGGGCGAGGCAAATGAGCTCTACCAGTGCGGAATCGTGGGCCTGCAGGACCGCCACGACATGGTCACCGACGCGCTCGGCATGTACTCCTGGGCGATCGAGCACGGCATAACGCGCGAGACGCACTACTGCGCGGACTGCTGCTACGACGTGCTCGACGGCGGCCGTGCTGTCGGGACGGTGGACAGCGAGGGGATCTACCACGGGCCCGCACCCGCACGACAGCGCCTGGGCTACATCAGCCGGGATCCGCTCGACGGGATAACATACCTCCGCCTGGGCCAGGCGCTTGAGCGCTCGGGCGTCGTGCGCGGCCTGCTGATCGAACTCGACGCCGGCGGCACGCTGCAACTCGTCGAGCAAATACCCGCAGATTTCCGACCGTGGCGGTGGCCGCCCTAGAGCCTCCGGTCGGCCTGCACGCCATCATTCATCTGCTTTTGAGAACTTGTCCCGTCGAAAAAAAAGGTCAACCCCGAGGATGCCAAGGCAAATCCCCAAAATATCAAGACCAAAGCCTGCCAACTTAACCGAGGAGAATCGAAGAATAAGCACCCAAGCCGCAACAAACACAGCGATCCCAAGCCACTTACGGACCTCCCTGTTGCGCACTAGGTGACCGACCGCAACAATGACTACAGTCCAGATGGCGAACTGGATGACATCATTCATGCGGGCTCTCCCGCGCTCTGGACGATCTCCGACTTGACCGAATGCTGAGGCCCGATCCCGCCGGACACCTCCCCTTCAACGCTGATTACGACATCACCGGAGTGGTAAGTCGGCAGACTCTCTTGGGTCGCCCAACGAACTGCAAGGCCGCTGCCAACTCCAACAAAAGTGTTGATGCGTTTACCGGCTACACCCGCAAGCATACCGACCATGCCAGCAACGGTGACACGCTGCTGGTTCAGAGAGTCAGCCTGAGCTCGGGTCAGGGGCAGCGAGACAAAAACCCTCAGTATGCAAGGTCGGTCCTTTGCCTGCATCCGGTCGAAAACCTCAACCGCAAGATCAGCAGTCGCGTGACTGGCTTTCACTGACGGACAGTACTTCATGTGAAGCAGCCGGCTGCGCTCCGCCCATGCGAGGCGAATGATCGCCAAGCTGAAGTTGATGCCGTGCTGGCTGTGAATATGCGTCCGTTCGATATCCATGGCGTTCCTTCCGTGCTTCGAGCGCGCAGTTTCGGTAGCCAACAACACCGCAACCACTAGCAAAACAGCTAGCTCTCAACATCCACGCCCAGACGGAGTTAGACTCAGCGCTCCGCCTCATAGGCAGCAACGCCCGTCCCTATGGCACGCCACTCATTCTGCGGCATGCGCGCGTCGCAGATGAATACCTCGACTTCGCCGCTTTCCTTCGGCTCCGCCGGCCGGATCGCTGCATGCCGGAGAATCGTCTGCATGTCTGGGACGTAGCTGCTCTCCGAGCCGTGGAATGACCAGATGCCGAACTTCCCTGCTCCACCCACCTGGTGGTCGAGTTTCACCGACCAGCCCTTGAATCGAATGACCAGCATCGCCCTGCTCCGTAGGAAAAGGCTGTAGTCTACTCCTAATTCTGACAGGCCCTGTTGGCAGCCAGCAGTTGGGCTTCATACCCGATCCGCTGCCGCCGCTCGGCCAGCAGCGCGCGGACCTTGGCCTGCAAGTCGTCGCCTTTTCGCACCCCCGCCGCGGCCCAGGCCGGAACCTCGATCGCCGGCACCCGGCACGGCACCGCCACCGGAACTTCTACGCGCACCGTGCGCGGCTCAGGCTCGACCTGGCCGGCGCATCCCGCCAGCGCGAACACCACCAGCATCAGCACCATCCTCATAGACCCAACTCCTGATCAATGACCGCCTCGGCGGCCGCACACTGCTCACCGGCGGTTCGCTCACGTACCAGGCGCTGGGCTTCGGCATACTGCTCCGCGGCCTGCTGCCGTCCCCGATCCACAGCCTGCGCGGCATCCCGGGCGCGCTGCTCACCAGCCTGACGCAGCGCGGCAATCTGCCCGCCCTGCTCCACTACTGCGGCCTCCAGGCTCCCACGAGCGGCACGGCAGGCGACCAGATCCGCCAGCGCAGCATCGAGCTGCGGCCGGTAGTGCCGCGCGCCGAGCCAGACACCGCCGGCGGCGCCGAGGCCGACCAGAAGCAGGCAGGCCAGCGCGACCGATAAAGCACGGGCGGAGATCACGACAGCACCCTCTTCGCCCGCTCCCACAGCGCCAGGCGCTCCGCCTGGCCGTTCGTGCCGCCGTTGATGCGCCGAGTGATGGCGGCGAACTCGCCGCGGTCGGCCAGGTCGTTCAAGCCGTGACTGGCCCACCACCAGGCCGCCGAGATCGCCGCCCACTCCGGTTGCTCGAGAAGCTCGGGTTCCTGCTCCAGCGGCTGGCCCAGCCCGGCGCCGGCGGCGCGGTAGTTCGCCCGGCCGGTGATCTGCAGCAGCCCGCGCCCGCGGTAGCACCAGCCATCGCCGGACGCCTCGTCGCCATTGCCGTTGCGCGAGGCGTAGGCGTTGTTGGCGATGGCTCGGGGGTTGCGCGCCAGGCGCTGCGCCAGGGGGTTGGGCTGGCCGTCGGCGCCGAGGTACCGGCTCGGCCAGGTCGCAGCCAGGCCGCTGGCGCTGTAGTTGAGGTTCTCCACCAGCCGGGTCAACTGGGCGCTCTCGTGCCCGATCTGCGCCAGGAACGCCGCCACGCGCACCGGCGAAGTGATACCGAAGCGCGTCATCCCGCGGTTCAGCGCACCAACAAAAACGCCGGCTCGAGGGCCGGCGTTCGGGAGGACATGCAGCAACTGCTGCTCAGTGATGGGCATGTGAGCTCCAGAAACGACGAAGCCCGCGCAGGGCGGGCTTTCGTTCGTCGATAGGTGTTGTCAGGCTGGTAGCTGATCCGGCAGAGGATACCTGGCCTTGATCTCCTCGACCTTCGCGACCCAGGCGCGGTAGTCCGGCTCGGTGCCGGCCTTGATAGCATCGAACTCGGCCTCGGTCTTGAGCGGGTCACTCTCTAGACGGTAGGCATTCGCCCGCGCTGCGGCGGCGGCATCGCACTCAGCCTGCCAGCGTTCTTGCGCCTGCTGTTCAGCGGTCTTTACCTTGCTCCAATCGATCATCGCGGTAACTCCACCGGGCCATCGGCCTCGATCAGCAACGGCTCGGGGAAACGAGCGGCGGCACTGGCATCACCAGACAGCGGGAACCGCAGGCTCAGTTCCAGCCGGTCGGCACGTCGCACTGCGGGACCAGCGAACCACACTGATCCAATCGCCTCAGCCGGCAGTTCACCCCCCTCCGGTAGCGGTGTGAAGTCGAACGACTGGCCGTTCACAGTGAGCACATCGCCAATCCTGACCAGCGACAGGTGCTCGTCGCTGCCTGGCAGTGGTGCGTACGGTGACAACTTGATGATCATCAGAACCATCTCCCTACCAAAGTGAAAATCAAACGATTAGTGGCCAGCGCGTCCTGAAGGATGAAGAACAATGTCGAGCCGTTTGCATAGGCAACTTTCAGCCCGTTTGCAACAGAAGGGTTGCTCACATGCGACGCCCAACTCACGCTGACACCGGTGCTCCAATTACCCAGAAATGCAGCCGGCAGGGGCAGTGATATAGACGTATTTGGCTGCTGACTACCATCACCCAACAACGTGACTATGCATATTTGCGTTCCATCAGCGAACCTCACGAACTCACCATTCGCGTTGCTGCCGCGTTGGATTACTGCCCCGGTAGGCGCTCCGCTCGACTGCGAAACAGCGCCGAGAATACTGTCTCGCGAATACAGCGCGCCCGAACTACCAAGCGCTTCGCGGACAGCCGCACTGCCGAGGCCGAGATCCCCCCGCGCTGCCGCCGCATTTGCAGAGAGCGCCCAGGGCTTGATCCCCGCCAGGGTTGCCCCCCACTGGTTGGCGATCAAGTTGAATCGATCCGACAGGTCCTTGTCGTAGCCCAAGATCGGCGCCACCGCATAGGCCTGGCCGCTGGCCGTGCTGCCCTGGTAGTTGGGTTTGATCGAGATGACCGTCGAACTGGCGACGTTTGTGACCTCGTACCAACGCCCATCGGGTCCGCGAAATGCATCGCCGACCCGGGCGTTGGCGGAAAATGCGGTCCCAGTGCCGGTGACTGTCGGCGAATTCAGCGTGACAGCAACCATGCCTGTGGAATACCAAGCCATATAGTCCTCCAGATATATTTACGCCACTACAATAAGCGGCCAATTGAACTGATGGTTAGTTTCAAACTCTACAACTGATGAAACAAATATCAAGCTCATTGAGTTCTCAAGAAAACCTATGCGCGGCGCTTCTAACGTTATGAATGCTTTGACATTGAAATGGCTGACTTGGAAGTAGGCCTCAACTCCATATGTGAACGGCAGATACCACGTTTGTAGTGCCATCCCGCCTGGCCAGCTCGGGTTGTACGAATACTTATTCCAAACCTGTGCGCCACCGACATAGCGAACGATGTCCCGGTTACTGTCGAACATCACACGCGACTGGGAGTCGAAAACCTGCATTCCCCACCCACCGGTTTTCGGCAACATGACCGCGCCAGCTTTCCACTTTCCGCCGTAGATTGGAGGGTCCACGTCCCGATAGATCGTCTGCCAGAATGCAAATCCAGTCCAGTTCCCCGGGGCGCCGATATGCCTGAACAAATAGATTTGATGCGGACCATTTGGGCGCACGAAGACATACGGCTCATACGGGGACTGTATTGGAAAGGCATATTGAATAACAGTTTCTCTGCCGGTCGCATGTCCATAAGTTCCCGACGCAGCGAAATGAATGCACGGATTACTATCGTCGATTATTGTTTGCCCAGCATCCCCGCGAATTAATACTCCGTAGCTCATGAGAACATCACCGCATGCAGTACATAAGTTGTTCCGGATGAACCGTTCCAGTGGAACGTCACCACGCTTCCGGAAATTGTGTATCGGGGCACTTCACCGAATTCGTTTCCGCTCGCGATGATGAACACAACACCGCGCGCAGGATCAAAACCCGGCACCGTCACCGTCATCCCGTTGGTGATGGCGCCGAGCGACTGCCGGTAGACCGTGCGCGCCGATTGGCCGGTGAGCTCCATCAGGATGGAGCCGGCCGCATTTCTCAGGCGGATTCCGTAGCTCATACGTCTAGATTCCCGATCTGTACCCGCAGCACAAGATTCGCGTCGTAGACCTTGGTGGCCTCCGCTGTCTGCCTCATGAAGCCGCCAGACGTGGCGCTGTTCATTGTGAACGCGCCGCCCTTATCCAACTTCCACAGAGGCTCGCCGTTGGCACCGAGGGCGGTCGACTGGATCACGTTGCCGATCTTCGCATTGGTGATTGACCCATCCTGGATCATCGCGTTGTTGATGAACATCTGGCCGCCGACGATCGAGACCGGCGCCACGGTCTGCCCGCTGGAACTGTTGAACCAGAGGAACCGATCAGCCTGGAACGCCATGGTCGTCACGCTCGTACCGCTGTCGAAGCCCAGTTGCCAGCCAGCGGCGTACTTCTGGCCATTGGCATGCGCCTGGAGCTTCACGCTGTAGAGCGCCTTGACGTTGCCATCCAGCGAGGTAACCGCTTGAGATGTGGTCTGGATGTTCGCCTCGTTGGTATCGGTGCGCGCACTGACGGTATCCACCCGCTGCCCCAGGGCGCTGTCCGCGTTGGCACGGACGGTCTGTTCGGTGCTGATCGCCGAGGCGTTGCTCGCAACCTGGCCGGTGAGCTGATCCAATCGCTGGACGGTTACAGCATTGTTCGACGCAACGACCGACTCGACGGTTGCGATCCTGCCCTCCGCCGTCACGGTCCGCGCTTCAAGCAAGCTCGTCCGCTTCGCCTGCGCTTCGTCCTCGTTCGCCCGCACGGTGACTTCGGTGGCGGCTCGAGCAATGGTGTCCCAGCCCTTCAGCGCATCGGCCTTCTCTCCGGTCGCCGGCTCCCGGCGGGCGGCAGCCTGCAGAACATCCAGGCTCGAAGCCGCCGCTTCGACCTTACCGTCGAGCTCGGTGATATCCGCGGTGTTGGTGGCCACCTGCTGGGCCAGGCCGTTGGCCGTCTCGATCGACTGTCCGATGTCGGCCCAGTAGGTCGCGTTCGGCGGCGAGGCGTTGAGCGGCACCGCCTGCTTCGCTTGATACAGCCGGTTGCCGACCCGCACGATATCGTTCTTCGCGTAGGTCTTCGTCGGGTCGTAGGCCAGCACATCGGTCAGATTGTCGATCTGGTCCTGCAAGCCACTGATATCGACCTGCATCTGATCGATGTCGGCGAAGAACTGCTCGCCCAGCGCGGACTCGACGTACTCCTTGGTGATCAGTTCGTTGTACTCGCTCGCATCCGTCGAGCTGATACCGTCGACCCAGGCCGACCAGGGGCCGACGTTGCCGGTCCGGTCGATCAGCCGCCCGCGGAAGGCCAGGCGAGCGCCGGCCGCCAGTGAGGTCAGCGTATGGGTGTCGGTCGGGTACGCGAACAAGCCCAGGGCAGTTGCGTTCTGTTCGCTACCGCCCGGGGTAACCGACTGTTGGATCTCGGTGTAGGCGGTGTCCGCCGCGCCACTGGCCGGGAATCCCCACTCCAGGCCGATCTTCCACGGCCCGCTGGTGGTATGCAGGAACGCCAGCGCCGGCGGCGCGCCGGTCTTACCGCTGAGCTGGGTCAGGATCGAACTCTTCCAGACCGACGTGATGTCGAAGGCCGACACCGCACGCACTCGCGCCAGATATCCACCTGCGTAGATGCCGGTCACATCGACGCTGGTGGTGCCGGCACGCGGCAGGCGGATCCAGTTGCCGCTGTCCTTCTTCCACTCGACGTCGTATGCCACCGCCCCTTCTACAGCAGGCCAGGCGATGGTCATCGTGCTAACCGCCAACCCCTGATCGAACTGGTAGTGCGAGGTCAGCGTGACGCTCGCCGGCGGCGCCACGGTGGTGATCGGGATAACGCTGATCGGCCGGCTCTCCAACTTGGCACCAGTGTCGATCGCCGAGAATTTCCCGGGCTCGTACTGCAACGCAGTGATCTCAAAGACACCCCGCTCCGGCTGGCTGACTTTCATCACACGGTAGAGCGGCACCGTCAGGTCGTCGGCATCGAGGTTCCAGACCAGTTCCGGTAGCGGGGTCTCGCTGTAGGCTGTCGTCACGGTCACCGCGCGCCCGGTTACCGACTGCACGGTTCGCGCCTCAGCCTTACCGCTGGGCAGGTTCAGGAGCAGCCGGTCGCCAACCTTTGCCTGGGTATCGCGATCCAAGGTGATCACTCGGCCAGCGACCGCGGAAATCCTCCCGCCGATCTCCCGTCCGGCCAGCAGCGAGTCAGCCACCGGAATCACCCATCCCGGCAGCGGAATTGCTCCGTCCATCCCGGTACGGAACGTTATCGTGCGATCCTGGCTGTTGGTCAGGATTGCCCATTTTCCGCGCCGCTGGGCCTCACTCTCGCGGGTGCAGCCGATGGCCGCCACCTCGACCTGGTTGTCGCCGTAACGCCGCTGCAGGCGCTTATCGGTGGCCACAGCCACGTCGGTGTCGTAGTTGTTCGCCGGATTGTCGTAGCTGACCAAGGCACGGCTGTAGCGAGTACGCTCACTGGCCGAGCCGTAGCTGAAGCGGCCGTCGATGACATTGGCCCGGGTGTAGGCGAAATCGACGTCGGTGGCGCGCGGGATATCCGCCTGGATCTTCAGTTGGCCCTGGGCCCAGTACGCCATACCACGGTAGATCGCGGTGAGGTCACGCAGCAGCTCCCAGGCCCCGGCGCGGCTTTGCAGGTTCAGGTTGCAGGTGTGTCGCGGCTCCTGGCCGCCCTTCCCGTCCGGCACCAACTGGTCGCAGTACTGGGAAATCCGGTACATCTCCCAACGGTCTACCATCCAGGCCTTGATGCGTTTACCCACACCGAAGCGATCGTTGGTCACGATGTCGTAGGTGTGCCAGACCGGGTTATCGGTCCAGGCCTGTTTCATCGTGCCGTCCCAGATACCGAGGTAGGCCCGGGTCTCCGGATCGTAATTGCTCGGCACCTGGACCTTCCGCCCGCGGCAGTCGACTGTGACAGCCGGAATGTTGCTGAACTGCTCTGCGCTGAACTCGACGTACAGCAGCGCCGTGTTCGGGTAGCGCAGCTTCGCGTCGATCACCTCGGTGTAGCCGGCGATCAGCATGGTGTCGGCGATGCGGTTGTTGTTCTGATTCGGCGTCAGGCGGCGGACGCGCACCTGCCAGCCATTGGTGGCCACCGGCAGGTCGATCCGGCGGGAGCGCTCGTAGCGGGTGGTGGTCTTGCCATCGACGGCCTCGCGCAGCACCTCCTGATAGGCGCCGCCGTCGGTGGCCAGATCTACGGCATATTCGATCCGGTACCCGCCGATGTTGCCGTTGGTGTCCTGCTGCTGGAGCGCTGGCCAGGCGAAGCGCAGACGCACTGCGGAAAGCTGGGTATTGCTCAGCGAGCGCACCCAGGGCGTATCGCTGCGCAACTCGACGTTGACGCTGGTTTCGTTCTCAACGGCAGGGATGCCAGGGATGTAGTCCTGGTCCACCGCCCCCGCGCGCCACTCCCACTTAACGTTGGGGAAATTCAGGTTACCGCTCGGGCCCATCAATGGGGTGTTGTCGAGGTAGATATCGCGCTCGCTCGGAACGCCGGCGAACTCGCCTTCGCCCACGGCGAGCAGGATCTTGGCCGTCGCGACCGAGCGCAGACTGTCGGGTGCCTCGACCGGCTGTTTCGGCTTGCTACTGCCGCCCTTGCGACCGGCCAGGTGCTGGTTTTCTGTGCCCATGCTTTCCTCCGGGCATGAAAAAGCCCGCCGAAGCGGGCATTGGTGGGCCAGGCAGAGCCTACGCGGCGCTATCCAAGCCGAGCGTCATCTGCAACTGGTCACGCCAATATTCGACTTGTTGAATCAGTCCCGACTTCTTCTGCTTCCACCGGGCTAACTCACGACCATTGAGGCTGGCCAGTTCCCGAGCATCACGCAACTCGCGGCACGCACGGTCGAACTGCCTCTTTTCGGTGAGTTCGCCCCGTAGGAGAGCATCGATGTGCAGGTCACACCAAACAGCAAAATCAACATCGAGCCAGCGAGCAAATGCCACAGCCAGCTTCGGATGCAGCCAGGTGCCACCGGCACGCCCCTTCGAAGTCTTAACTAAAAGGTGGGATTCCCCCACATTTAAATGGCGCGCCAGTGCGTCCGTGTATTTCACCGTATCCGGCAGGCGCAGCCATTCCACCGGTTTTTTGCCGAAACGCTTGGCCACATCCGTGGCATTGATCCAGCCATCGGAATTGAATCGAACAGCCTGGCCCTGGTAGTTGAAGGGAATAACGTTAGACATAGTGATGCTCCATCCGCCTGAAAAAGAGAAGTGCAGGCAGGGGCGTAGGCGGAGCTGGACCGACCCTTTTCGGTAGCGAGCCTAGCCTGCACGTGTGCCCCAGTTGGGGGGGTTGCGGGCACAAAAAAGCCCCGGCACGCCGTGCGGCGTCCGAGGCTTTGGGTTTTCTGTGGGCACAAAAAAAGCGCCTTTAGGCGCCTTAGGGAAGTCAGTTACTTTTGTTCCAACAATGCCTGAACCATACAGTTTTTGATTATCAAACGCAACTCATGCGGCTGTAAGAATCGGCAACGTATATGTATCTTGCCCCCTTTCCACGCGGATGGCTACACCTTGTCCTCGGCGTAAATCGAAGCCGAGATAATCGCCCCGCCCCACCGGCGCTTCCCGTAGCAGATCGGCACCGGGTTCCCGCTGGCAGTGGTGTTTCTGGCGCTGCCGAAGGCGTAGCTGGGCTGGTTCTCCGGCGCCGCGCTCTGCTTCAGGCCCTGGGCTTGGGGGCTGAGCATTTGGATGACGCCGCCGATCGCCATCGCCACACCGGCTGTCCCCATAGCCCCCGTCAGACCACCGGCAGCGGCGAAACCACCTGGGCCGGCCATGATGGTCGCCGCCACGATAAGGGCAACGCCCACAATCGTCTGCACCAACCCGCCACGCTTCCGGCCACGCATGACCGGAGCAATGCGAATTTCCTCGGCGCCCCCGAACTGCAGCTCATCTTCGGAAATGTTCCGTTTCCCACGGAATACAGCGAACTCCATACCTCGCAGGTGGGCATTGGCGAGGAAGCGCTCGAGGCCTGGAATCTGCACGCACAAGGCCTTGATCGCTTCAGCAGTCGACCCGACGAGCATACGGTACTCCCGACCGAACTGCCGGAGCGCGCCGTAGAGTTTGATGGTGGTCATCGGAGTGTGGTGCGCTGCGGTGGTCATGTGTTTCTCCAGGTAATAAAAAACCGCCCGGAGGCGGTTTTAAGTCATGTCACTTTATAGGATCGAACCCTTGAACATATGAGTTGAAGGTATCTTGCGTTCTATTCTTAAACCCAAGACACCAACCATAAGGATCACAATTAAACATACCCCGAATCAGATACTTATCACCATCCAGCTTCTGCTTGAATACTTGCCCATTTAAGAAACCAATCTTACGAGTAGGAAATGTTTGAATATATGTATCCGTGACAGTCATTACTTTCATTCTGGTGACAATGGACGCCCCCTCGATCGCCCTCCCCCACATTGCAGAGCACTGTTGCTCCCCTTCACACACCGGGTCTTTGTGGACCTGTGACGGCAGCAGATCAGGTTTACCCGGCTGTTGCGCGCAGGCCGAAAGAAAAATGAAGGAAAGTGCCAATACGTGCTTATGCATAGAGCCTCCATGTTCAGTTTCGAAGACTCTACCATCACCATGCCAGCATCAAAACCCAGAGCCCATTTGGCAGAAACAGAAAGGGCGCCCGAAGGTGCCCTCTCCATGCCGTTTACGGCCCATACCCTAAGGCCGAAGCCCCCTTCTGCCAGTTCAGCTCGTTGGCGCAGTACTTCCTCACGTGCGCTGCGGAACCCAGGCCATCCCAAAGGAAGCTCGCTAACTCGACACCAGCATTACAACCGAGCCCGCTGAGGTGAGTGGCCAGACGACGGCTCTCAACGATCTTCCAGCACTTCTCCACACAGTCGACCAGAAACGCAATGTTCGACCACGAGCAGGTGTCGACGGCCGACGCAGCTTTATCCTTCGGCAGCCACTCGCCTTCCAAAGCGTAGGCGGCGATGAAGTTCCGCGCGCTGTCGAGCTGGTCGGCCGGGATGTCCTCGGCGGTCACGACGCTGAACGCCTTGTGTACCTGGCTCCAGATGTGGTTCTTGGCGCCTCGGCGAATCGCCGACGGCAGGTGCCGCACCTTGCCATCGACGACGGCAGCCAGGCAGTGGAAGCCATCGGTTCCGATCGTGGTGGCGAGTACGCTGGCCGCAGTCCGGTCATCGCGCCGAACAGCGGCTCCCTCGTTCCAGTAGGCCCAGAGCACGTCGTCGCACTCGTTCTGGTAAGCGATGATGCCTTCGCGCAGTTCCGGACGGACCTTGTTCGGGTGGATCGACATCAGCCAGCCAGTGAGCTTGCGAAGTGGAAGGCAGGTCATTTCACGCTGCTTCCCGTCTTGGGCAACTATCACCATTTCGGTGATGGTTGAGGCGAACCGCCCTGCCATCAGCTTGCGGTGCTGGCTCTGCCAGGCCAGCCCCATGCCCTCCACCACCGGCTTCATCGGCACGAAGGGCTCCCCTGCATTGCCCACCAGCAGGAGTTCCTTCTGGCGGAACGGGATGACCTGGGCAGTCGTTGTGCTATGATCGTGCATGACGTTGGTTTCCTCGTAGATTTCGACGTTTCCCCGAAGCCCTGGGTGCGCCAACACCTGGGGCTTCTTCATTTCAGGCATTTGCCTGCGTTTTCTGCATTTCGCGCCATTTCAGACCCTCCTCTATCAGCAAGCCCAGCTCGGCGTTGAGGCTTCGACGATTCTTTTTCGCCTCTTCCTCTGCCTGCGTCTTCACCGCAGGTATCAAGCTCAGCGGATATCGAGCTTTGCTTTCGCCTTTCTAGAAAAACCTCCTTAGCAATCACAAAACATCATTAGACATCATTTTAAGATACACTGTCAACATCATTAGACATCACCTGTTGCAGGAAGAGTGTTTCGAATACATCATTGCTCAGTCAGAAGATTTGGAATTAGCATGCACCACCCAAAGGGTTTCCCTGCCAAGCTCGCACGACTACGCGCAGACGCCGAGATGACTCAGAAAGACCTGTCTCGGGCTTCTGGCATCAGCGTCCCCCAAATCGGCCGATACGAGACAGGAGTGTCTAAGCCACGCATGACCGCCCTAGTGAAGCTGGCAAAGGCCCTGGATGTGCCCGTGGAAGTGCTTCAGGATTATGACGACGAGCCTGAATCAGTCTCTCTAATCCTTGAGACGGAAGGTGGTGCTCAGATGCAGTTGGTCCTCAAGAAGAAAATTCTTGATACGCTTGATGAGATTTCGGTCCGTACTGGGCAGTCTCTTGATGATCTGATCGGGGAAGCTCTAGATTGGGGCTTGGCGAAGATGAAGGAAGATCCGGAATTTGCTGTAGAACTCGCACGAAGAGCCGGAAGTCAAAAGAAAATGGATTAGTAGGAGTAGCCCCTGCCCTGTCACCGCTGTCCTTCTCGCCCATCCAGAATGCACAAAGCCCGGCGGACAAAATAGCGGCCGACGTTGGTTCACACCGCCTTGGCACCGATGATTTTTTAGGCGGACTCACGCCGCCGAGCTGATCGCTTCGAAGGTGATACGCCCTGAACCAGAAACCAGTCGTGCGGTGAGCCCAGGCTTCCCGGAATAGCTACGACGATACCCAGCGCTACCTGGACTCGTCATGCCGGCGAATCTCAAGCGGTCGATTTCATCCTGATCGTCGAGGATTGCCACGAACGCCTCGCCGCCGCACCGCACGCCATCGCGCACCGTAAATAGGTCATGGATGGTTAGCAAATAGCGCTGCTGCATACTCTCCTCCCGCGGCACAGCCGCTTCATTTCGCGTTCCGATACCGCAGCGCCGATCGCTTAGCGGTCGGTTTCAGTCAACCCAGCACAACTCCAATGGCTGCTATGATGGATGCAATAGCTACGCCTGTGGCTAGGATGAGTGCGGCGTTGGCCAGGCGCTTACCAACGATTCCGGCATCAGTTGCGTTCATTTTCCCATCTACCTTGACCCGATGCTTGGGTCTATAATTGAACAATGTTCTGCTCCTTGTCCTTCCCAAGGGGTGGAAACAAAAACCCCCGAAGCCGGCCAGCTCTCGGGGGTTTTGCTTTTTTGGCCGGTGAAGAAAGTCTGACCAAACGGTTTTTCGATTGCCGCAAGAAATACCCGGTAGGTGCCCGGAGTATTTTTTTTCGTCACCAAAGAAATGCCGGGAGGGCTACCGTGGATTTTCCGCTTGACTTTGCCGACCCGCGTCGTTCGGCAATTCGCGATACCGCAGCACCAAGCGCAGTCGGTCGAGCCACGGCCCGCCGAACACGATGATTTCTGAGGGTTTCCCATACAGGTGGTGCAACAGGAACGGCCCGGCGCCGAAGTGTTGCGCATCCTCGCCAGGTAGTGATGGGTCGTCCGCCAGGTAGATCCCGGCGTGGTTCGGGTGCGCGGTACGTCCCACAGCCATCACGATCATGTCGCCGCGCTGCGGCCGGTCCACCCGGATGAAGCCGGCCCCCTCGAACCGCTGCTCGTAGAGGCTTGGACCGTCTGCCCGCTCCCACCAGCCATCGGCACGCTCGAAGTGCGGGAACTCGATGCCCCACTCCCTCTGGTACCAGTCGGCGCAGACCTGCCAGCAGTCCTGCACCCCATGCACGAACGCGCGCCCGAGCAGCGGCACCTGATCGACGGGCTCGATGGTACGCAGGTCGCCCTCCGGCCAGCTCAGGATGTGCCAAGTCAGGCCCGAGGCGTTGCACATCGCGACATCTGCGGCACTCGGTCGGCTGGTGGCATCGGGGTGGCTATGCACCACGGCGACGATCTCTCCCTGATCCTCTGCCTCTGCATACGCCTCCGGCGCGATGCGGAACTCCTCGCCGGCGTCGGCAGCGGTGTTTTCGCAGGGAACGTATCGCTGGCTCCGGCCAGAACGGATGATCAGTCCGCAGCACTCGCGCGGATACTCTGCCGCGGCGTGCTTCTGCACGGCAGACAGGATGTGCTTGAGCATGGTCAGCTCCTGGCGATGATCGAGACGGCAGGGAAGCCGCCGAAGGGCAGTTGGTTGCCTTCACCGAAGCGCGGGATGCAACCGGTGCCCAGGCAGCCATCACACTCGTCCCGGGCTGGGTCATCGGTGGGGTTGCCGTCGATGTCGAAGTACGGGCCGGTGTAGCCGCAGTCGGGCCCGCGGTACCCGCCCGTCATCGCCCAGTGGCAAAGAGTCGTCATCTGCCGACCGACCTGCTCGCCGCCAACGTCACCTGGCGAGGCCAGTTCCCAAGCCACGTACTGGCCGTCCTCGTTGGTTTTCTGGTCCAAGTACCAGATTTCGACGATCTCCTGGGAGGGATCAGCGTCGGGATTGCCGCCAGGGAAGTTCGCCGCGTCCAGATACTTCGCCAGCGTCGTCCGGATGGTGAGGCGGAACTGGAGCAGGTCCTCGAACGCCAGGCAGAGCGCCGTAATCCGGCCATTGACGTTGCCGGCGGTGAAGCTCGGCCGCGCCGCAGTACCATCGCTGTTCGCCTCGATGCCCTCGATCTGCACCGGCCAGGCCGCGTATTCGTGGCCCTGCCACCAGATCGGTTTCGCCGGTAACTGGTCGGCGTTGGCACCGGCGGCGGCCAGTTCCTGCGGGCTGTGCGGGATAGCGTGTCCGTGGAACCGGACCACGTCGGCGCCGAAGTCGCTGCCGTCGAGTTCGAACAGCACGACCTCGCCGCCGGGCTCCAGCTTCTGGATATCGGTGATCAGTGTCATGGATGGAATGCCTGTTCAAAGGTCGCGGTCAGCCGGTAGACCCGGCCGCCGAGGTTGACGGGCCGGTAGCCCGCACAGGTGTAGAAGCCCAGGCCACCCAGGGGCGGCGTCCAGAGGAACGCCCGCGCTCCAGCGTGACGGTCCAGGAAGTCCATCGCGGCCTTGATAGTCGCCGCCGGCCCGGTGATGGACACAGGCCAGCTCTGGGACTTGCTGTTCAGACCTTCGCTCACCAACTGCTTGTAGCCGTCACCGAATTGCGCAGACCTGGTGGCGAAGGTGATGTCGCCCTCGCCACCGCTCTCGGTGGCCCAGGTGAAGGTTTCGATTGCCATGTGCTCTACCCGTTGATGGCGCGGCCGATCGCACCGTCACGCCGCAGATCACGCGCCAGGAGTTGTCGGTACTTCTGCTCGACGAACGTCCCGATGTCGCGACCGAACTGGTCCAGGCCAGGCTGGCTGCTGGAGACGTTGGCCGAACCATCCGAGGCAATGTTCACCTCGACGTTGATCTGCGAGCTACCGCCGCCCATAGCGCGCACACCGAGGGCCCCGGACGAGGTTCTGGTCAGCGGCATCACGGCCTCTGGCCCCGCTTCGCCCATCACACCCATGCCGCCGCCGCTCATGCCGAACGCGGTTGGCGTGCTGACCACGCTGTCGGTGAAGGCCCCGCCAGTGGCGAACATCTGCACCCCGCCGGCGAACGCACCACCGTTGGCGAACAGCCCGCTGTTGCTCACCAGATTGTCGACGCCCGACTGTGCGGCAGCGTTTCCACCGCCGAAGAAGCCGCCGAAGAGGGACGAAAGGGCCTGCGAGGCAGCGGCGCGCGTTGCAATCCGCGCCATATCGGCCAGGATGCTCTTGGCGAAGTCGGAGAACGACAACTTGCCGGTCGTGGCGAAGGTAGCGACTGCATCCTCCATGGCGCGGAACGCGTTGGTGAACAGATCATGCGTCTGCCCAGCGACATTCCTGGCGCTTTCGAGATAGTCGTTCCAGGCTCCGCTCGCTCCGCTGCTCCAGTCTGACTGGGCAGCGGTCATCTGGTCGTAGTTGCTGACCACGGTGTCTCGCAGGTCCTGATGCGCCTTTCTGAGCGCAGCCAGACGTTTCTCGTACTCCTCGTCCGACATTTGGCGACTGGGATCGGAGCGCTGGTTCTCCAGGTCCATCAGTTGCTGGTTGTAGCGGTCGTCGAGACTGTTCAACTGCTCGAAGCGGGACCGCTCTCGTCCGCCCATGCTGACACCGGCCGCAGCGCGCTCGCCCTCCAGGCGCAATGCATCGACCTGCGCCTGCAGCGCCTGCGTATAGCGCTGCACCAACTGCTCCTGTCGCCGTAGCCGCCCCTGCTCGCTGAGTTCGATCTGGTTGAGCTGTGAGTCGGCGTCCTGCTGCGCCTTGACCAGCGCCGTCCTGGCGTCGGCGATCTTCTGGTCGAGTTGGATTCGCTGAGCAGCCGAGGTTCCTTGCTTCGCCTTGGCAGCCTCCAGCGCTGCGATCTCACGCTCGTAGGCATGGGTTACCTCATCCCGCTCCTGCTGGATGATCGAGATCCGCTGCTGCGCGTAGCTTTCCGCGCTGATCACGCCTGCGCGTTGGGACGCCTCCAGTTCCTTTTGCGCGTTACGGTAGGTCGCGGTGATTTCGGCCAAGCTGTTCTTCGCGGCGTTGGCCGCGCGTAGATCCACCGAACCGGCGGATCCCTTCTGGTCCTTGTACTTGGCGTTGATGTTGGCGATCTCGCGATCGACGGTCGCCTGCTGCAGGCGGTCATCGTTCGGGTTCACCTCGCGGATCGCCTGTAGATCCTTCTTGTACTGCTCCAACTCCTTGGCGCGCTTCTGCTGGTTGGTCAGCGCCGCCCTGGAACGAGCGTCGATCCGGTCAATAGCATTCTGGGCGGCCTGTTCAGCCCGAGCGCGCTCGCCGGCGGTTCTGGCATCGTCCTCCATCGCCTTCTTCCGCTCGCGGAGCATGTCGAGCTCTTCGCGCAGGCGGTTCCGGCTCTCGTCGCGGTTGCCGACCAGGCCGAAACCACCTTGATCGAGCTGGGCAAGGCGCCGCTCCACATCGGCGATCTGGGAGTCGATGTCCTGGCGGCCAATGCTCTTGGCATCATCCCACGCGCGCTTGGCAGCACGTGCCACTCCATTCCAGGCACGCTCAATCCAACCCAGGTTCTCCAGAATCTTCGGGGTCCTCTGGTTGATTGCGTCAGCGTAGGCCTCAGTCGCCAGCTTCACCGCGCCGGCGTGATCCCCCTGCTCCTCCAGCGCCTTGATCTGCGAATAGACGGATGCGGTGAGGTAGTTGTACTGCTCGTTCAGGGCCTTCGAGGCCTTCACAGGGTCCTCTCCCAGCCTCACGAACTCGGAGACGGTATCCCCCACCGCACGGCCAGTTGCCTCTTCCATCGATAGCGCGGCCTGGGTGATGGCGACGAAGCTTTCGCTGGCCAAGTCTCCCTTGCCCGCCAGAGTGGCCAGCACTTCGGCAGCAGCTCCGGTCGTGCCAACCGTATTGCTGACTTGGCGCGCCATTTCGCCCAGTCCAGAGGCGCTGGTACCAGCGTAGTTGCCGGTCATGATCAGCGCCTTGTTGTATTCGCCCTGTTCCTTGCTGCCCAAGTACGCCGCCGCAGTCACACCACCGATCGCCGCTGCCAGCAGCCCAATCGGGGCCAGGACGCCGATAACACCGCGAGCGGCGCCGCCGGCGTTCACACCGATCTCGGCGATGTTGTGGGCGGCGACCCGCCAGTTACCGGTGGAGAGGGCGTTACCCAACTGCAGCACGTTCTCGCGCGCTTCCTTGCTGGTCAGCCCGAGCTTGTTGATCGCGCCGCCGGTCCCTTCGATGTCCCGCCGCTTCGCCGCGATCTTCTCCAGGCCGGCGGCCAATCCGGCGTCATCCAGCCCGCCGGCGGCGCGCAGCCCACGCAACGCGGCTTCCTGCTTCTCAAGCCTGGCCAGCGCGGCGGTCACCGGATCGATGCTGTTGACCGTGCGTTGCATCGCTTCGATCTGCCGGTTCTGCGCCGCAACCAGGCGCTGCTTCTCGGCGGCCTCCTTGGTTTCCGCCTTCTGCAACCGGTCATAGGCCGCACCCAGGCGATCCTGATACTGCGCTTCGTCCTGCAGCGTGGTCAGGCCGGCCTTGCGCGCCCGCTCGAGCAAGCTCTCGGCGCGAATCAGATCGTCGATGTTGGCGACGTTGCCGGAGAGCGCCCGTTCCAACTGGCTGATGATGGATATCTCGCCAGCGGCGCTGTCGTATACCTTCCGGCTGGCAGCAGCCTGGCGTTCACGCGCACCGGCCGCCTTCTCGACACTGCGGGCAGCGTCCTCCTCCGCGCGCGATACTCCCTTGGTGGCCTGCTCGAGGCCCTTGCTGGCGTCGGACAGGTTGTCGATCGCCTGTTCGGCCTGATCGGCGGAGTCGACCAGCTTGTCGAGGTCCTCGGCCGCCTTGGCGGCCGGGCTCGAATCGACCTTGATGCCCAGTTCGGCGAAGTTGCTCATCCCGACTCCCTCTGCTCGCGGAAGGCCTTCAGCGCAGCGTCTTCCATCACCCGGATATCCGCGAATACCGAGGGTTGCTCACCAGCGGCTACGCCGCACATCTGCATCACCACCGGCAATGCGGTGTAGTCCAGGCCTGTTGCGCCACACATGCCAGCCCGCCACTGGGTGCTCATCGCCTCGAAGACGATGAATGCCGTCCAGTTGCAGGGCCAAAGCTCCATCTGCTCGTCGCTTTCGTCGAAGTCATCTGGAGACAATCCGAACTGCGCCAGCTCCTGGGGGCTGGCTACAGGCCGATAGAGTTCCTGTGCGGCGCGCTTCAGTTTCCCAAGCGCCCTCTGCTGTAGGCGCTCTGGTAAGCCTCGAGGATGGCCTCGGGCACGCTGACCAGGGAGGACACCAGCAGCCGGACGTTGGCCTCGGTGAACGCCTCGTCGAACCCCCACCCGGCCACAACGGCTTGTACCTGCTCGACCTGGAGGTCGATCTGAGCCGTGGTGAACGCTTCCAGAGACTGCTCACGAGTCTCCTCGACCAAGCGCTTGAACCGCTCTCCCCAACTGCTGTAGAGGTCGGCCAGATCTTCACGATCCAGGTACTTGAAGGTGAATGGCACCTTGATGGACTCCCCGCCGAGGCGGGGAATCTCCACACTGGATTCGAAGGTAGGCGCCTGCGCGATGCTGAACTTCTTCGCCATGACAGTTCCTTAGGGGGCCGGGTTGTAGCGAACAGGGCGACCATCGAGAGCGATGGTCAGGGTCCGGGTCATGATTTCGTTGACGTTCAGGGTCGGAGTGTCGCTGACCGAGACGTAGCCGTTGTAGAAAACCTCCGATCCGTTGCGCAGCGTCAGGCGGATAACCTGCAGCGCCTTACTCTGGTCCGCCGCCTCAATCACCGCCCACTGCGGCAAGTTGGGGTCGTCGGCGATCGGCATCGAGAACGACTGCGCGTTGCGGAAGGTAGGCAACTGGCGCTGGTCATCGTCCTCGAGGTACTGGTACTGGACGAACTGCTGCTCGCCGCCGGAGGTGGTCGGGTTCATCACCTGCTGGATCTGCTGCCAGGTGAGGACCTTCTTCGCCGAACCGATGCCGCCACCGGCCGGGTAGCGGATCACATCCGTGGTATCGATATTGCCCAAGGAGAAGGTGTCCTCGGTGGAAGCTGCGACCTTGACGGCTCGGCCGTTCAGGCCGGTCCAGCCGGACACCAGCGACACGACGTCACCGACCAGCAGGCCGTGAGCATCTGCGGTAGCAACCGCTGGCTTGGCGTTGGAGACAGCGGTAACCGGAATAGCCGGGCCGTAGGTGGCAGCAATGGCCAGCAGCGCGCCGTTGGGGAGGCTTGCGGACATGGAGTTTTCCTCGTGTGGAAATGAAAAAACCCGCTCATGGCGGGTGCTGGTGTGCCCATGCGGGCGATCAGAAGATGTCGGCGCGATAGCCGATGGAGACTGGCTTGGTATCGGCGATGTCCCCCGATATCCAGGGTCCCGGCGCTGGGGGGCTCACCACCTGCACAGAGAAACCGGGGCGGGACAACTCGCTGTAGAGAGGGAACTGCTGACCCAACCCGGCGATGATGTCTGCGGCAACGCCGGTGCCCTGCCCACCAGGGACCACGATGCTGATCTGGAACACACCGGTGAAGCCCCGGTGGTAGCCGCCCAAGTCGCTACTGGTACTGCCAGCGGGCAGCGTGAAGCAGCGCAGATAGATGGCACCCGGCGTCGGTTCGAACGCCACATTCGGGTACGCGACCGGGATTCCCTTGGCCTTCGCCCAGACGTCCAGGCGAGCCTCGAACAGTTGCTGAATGATCTCGTGACTCATACCTGGTTCGCCCTGACGGCGGCCTCCACAATCTGCTGGAATTCGGCGATGGTCACCCGGACCATGCCAGCCGGCGCCTGGCTGGAGTGCCCGTACTCCAGCGGTACCGCATACGGCAGGTTATTCACCAGGTAGGCGGTATCACCGAGCTTCAGCGGTTGGACCCCAGCGGTCACTGCAGAAATTGCCTTGCTGCCCGTCGGGTCGACGTCATCAATCTCCCCCTGCGCGGCCGTGCCAATGCTGAACTGCCAGTTGGCCCGAAAGCGCCCGCCAACATACCCGCGCCCGACCACCATCCCGTTGACGTCGAAGTTCTGGTCACGCTCCGCCTTGGTCAGCGGCTTCGCGTGCTTCACGCCTCGACGTAGCTTCCCGTTCCTGGTGAAGTTGCTCGGATTCAGGTTGATCAGGGTGTTGCGAATCGCAACGTTCTCGTCGTAGCGGTCCGCCGCAGCACTCGCTCGCTGGCGGTAGGCGACGTTCGCGGCCCACCGCTCCGGGTCACCGACTGGAGATTTCTCGATCACCTTGACGGACAGGTCCAACATGATCCGCTGGTAGATCGCATCGCCGGCAGCCAAGGCTTGGTCGCGGAACTGCGCCACCGCTGCAGCGAAGCTGCCCTGGCGCCCTGAGTAGCGTTGACGCATGCGAGAGCCACGGGCCATGCGCTACCTCCTCGCCTGCGCGACGAAGCCGATGTCCAGTCCGGCGTAGTTCCAGGCTTTCGCAGTCACCACCTTGAAGGCCTCGCCGTCGAACTCGATACGGTCGCCGTTCCTCGGCGCCGGCATGTCCTGCCCCCCGAGCTGCACTGGTGACATGATGATCTCGACATCACCCTGTTGGATCAGCGAGCCATCGATAACCCGCACATCGTAGTCCTGGCGCATGCCGGAACCATCGAAGCGGCGCTCTATGGTTGGACTTCCACCGGTCGCCGGGTCGTACTCGCCCTGCTCGAACTTGGTCAGGCGTAGCTCAAGCCCCTTACCGCCCTTACTCCGCGGTGCCAGCATGCGTATGGCCATCGCCCGGGAACGGTCGTAGATATCGGCCATCAGCTCATCCTCGACACCCTGACGTTGAACATGCCGCCGCCGACGGTCAGCGCCTCCAGAAGCCGATCCACTGCAACGTAGCGCGGCTGCCCCTGGTTCACCGGATCGGCGTAGACCGTGGTGAGGGGCCCCACCGTCTCGGATTTCACGGCGGAGGCCTGCTGTACCGTATCCAGCGGCCCGTCAAGCGCCAACAGGGCCAGTTCGCACGTTGCGGCCTGCAGTTTCCGGTTCGGCCATGCCAGGCCGGTGCGTGGAAACTCCAACGGCTGGTCCGGGTCGACCTTCGAGCCTCGGAATTGATAGCTACGGTCGATGTAGTCGGTCGCCCTGATCAGTGCCGAGGAGCGGCTGTCATTGGAGGCCGACGCCCAGGCAGCATTGCCGCGCTGAGCGTGATACTCGGTAGCCTGGTCGACGGAGACGTAGCTGTTGGCGCCGTCACCCTCAGTCACCACCGCCATTGGCTTTCTCCTCGGTCGCCTTCAGGAGCTCGCGCAGCGAATCGGGCGTGGCGCCTTCCGGCACCTCGACACCCAGTTCAACGAGACGCGCCAGCACCTGTTCGTCGTTCAACGGCGAGGGCTCCTGGGCCGCCTTCGCCTCGGCGAGCAGTTTCGCCAACGCAGCCTTGCCTGCACGCCCATCAAACGCAACGCCGAGGGTCTTCAGGTCAGCCTTGATTTCGTCGAGGGTCGGCTCGCCGTCCTGGCCGCCCGAAGCCTTCGCAGCACCGCTGGTTTGCAGTTCGATCAGGTCGTAGGCCACCGAGTATGCCCGCGGCACCTCGCCAGCCACCGCATCGGCCTGTTCGAGGAAGTCACCCTGGCGATAGGCGAGCGGATCCCGAATCGTCAGCCCATTGCGCTGGGCGAACTCCATCTGGTCCGAGGTCGCCGGGCCCGCTACGAACCACAGAATCTTCTTGGTCATTGTCCACCTCATGAAAAGGGGGCCTGGCGGCCCCTCTGCGGTTACTTGCTCAGCACCAGAACGCCGGCGGTGTCCTTGACGCTGGTGGCGGTGCGCTCCCAGTTCGCCGCGGTGCCGATCGCGGTATCGTTCGGCGAAGCGCCGCCCGTACCGGTCTTCCAGGTGTAACCGAGCACGCCCAGGTTGTAGCTCCACTCGGCCTGGTAGACCGAACCCAGGTTCTCCTTGCCGGTAGTGCGGTTCAGAACAGCGTCGAAGTCGTTGTTGCCGGTCACCAGCACCGAGCTCTGCACCAGGCCCAGGGAGCGGAACGAAGCTGGGTTGGCCTCGGGGTCGGCGCCCGCCGGCACGATCAGCGAGTCGGCGTCGGTCACCACGAACAGGCGGCCGAACGGGTCGCGCATCACGTTCACGCCGTCGTAGGTGAACAGGTTCTCGGCGTTCGCAAGAGCGTTGTCGTAGAGATCGCTGACCACGCTGGAGTGGAACACCCAGGCCGCGATGGCGTTGGCGCGGTCGCCGAACTTGAACGCCGCCTTGTTCAGGGTGCGGAAGGTTGCGGTCTCGGTAGCGCTGCCATGGGTCGCGTCGGTGTGACCGCTGATTGCAGCCACCGAGCCGCGGATGGCGGTGTTCAGCATGTCCGCGACCCGTGCTTTACCCAGTTGCTCACCGATGGTCAGGGCCGCCAACGCCGGGTTCTGCAACACCCAGTTGTACTGGCCCGCTTCATACTCGATCGGTGGCGTGCCGGCGGCGACCTTCACCGCGGCGTTGAGCAACTGCGTCAGACGAGTCGCAGCCACGTCGCCGTTCCCGTAGACGTTGCGGCGGCGCACCAGATTGGCGATCAGCTTGAAGCTGGCCTTGATGTCGAAGTCGCCCTGCGCCGGCGCGTTCTGCAGGACGATGGTGCCGGCGGATGCCTGGTTGAATTTGTCGATCGCCTGGGCGACGGTTTCGGTCAGAGCCGTGTAGGTCTGCTTGTTGAATACAGCGAGATCGAAAGCCATGTGGCCTCCTTACTTGATCGTTTCGAGGTAGGCGACCTTCTCGGCCTCGGTCTTGCAGTCGGCGAGCGACTTGGCCGTGCTGCCGGAGGGCTTGCCGCCCGGGGGCGTTCCGCCGCCGGAGTGGCCAGAGCCCTTCAGGATCTGGTCGCGGTAGGGGTACTGGTCGACGAGAATCTCCAGCGCTTCATCGAAGTCGGCGGCCTCGCCGGGACGGGCCTTGCTGTACAGCTTGTTGCCGTGGGCGTCGTAGGCCACGACATTGCCGTCCTCGATCTTCAGGTGCTTGCCGAACACGGACTGCACCATGTCGGCCGGAACAGCCAGGCGGTCTGCCACGAACTTCGAGCGGGAGAAGCTGCCGCCGATCTTCTCGGCGAAGAGCTGCTGCTCCAACTGCTCCGCGCGCGTGGTGGCCTCGGTCAGCTTGGTGTCGTAGGCCTTGCCGATTTCAGCCTTCACCTTCTCGATCTCGCCGGCATCCACCAGCTTCTTCGCGTCGAGATTGGCGACGGTTTCCAGGGCTTTGCGCGCTGCGGCCGGGTCCTCGATGCCTTCGAAGTCTTTTGCGATCTTCTCGGCCTTCTCCGCCCGCTCGCGGTGCTGCTTGGCCTCTCCGTTCAAGCGGGTGATGGTGGCTCGGGTACCGACCGCATCGAAAGCGATCTCCTTACCGTCATCTTCCACGTAGACCGGCTTGCCATCCTGGACCTCGGCGTATTGCTTGCCATCGACTTCGACAGTCTTCAGTTTCATCTCGTCTTTCTCCGGCCATCCGGCCATTGCGATGGGCCATCCGGCCCGGAAGGCGCCCCGCTCCATCCGAAACGCAGGCATAAAAAAGCCCCGGACATTGCCGGGGCCTACACGAATTGGTGATCAGTCGGGCGCGTACAGCGACTTGAGTTGCGCCAGGCTCAGCGGGTTGCCCCGCTGGTCCAACAGGTCGCTCAAGGTGATGACGCCTCGGCGCCAGAGGTCAGCGCGGCCGGGCCCCAGCTTCTCGTCCTGGAAGGCCTTCGACTTACCCTTGAGCCATATCTCGAAGTTCAGACTGGCCGGCACCTGGCCGTCCATCGACGCCCGGGTGCTCTTCACCTCGTCGACGTCGATACCTAGCTCACGCATCGTCTTGAGCCAAGGCAGAGTGGTACTGCGACACCCCCAGTGCCGCGGGCAACCTTGCTTGTACGGCAACGAGTGCCCCACAGGCCTGAACTGCAGATCCCATGTCTTCTGGTCGTAGACCATGCAGATTTCCGTGGTGTGCGAGTCCAAGGTGCTGAGCTGGCGATACCCTTTCACCGGTCCATTCTCGCCAGAATTGGCCTTGTAGACCTCCATCCTGGCGCCATTGGCCACCGCTTGGGCGCTGTTGTGGACCAAGGTCCGAGCCGCGCGCTTGCTGACATCCATGAAGCCCTTCACCGGCGGTTGGTCGCCCCGAGCCCGGCGGCCGACGATCTGGGTGACCATCTGTTCCGTGGTCTCGCCGTTCACGAAGCCATTGCGCACCACACCGGCGAACCGGAACGACACATCCGAAGCCTGCTTGAGCCACCATTGCTTGGTCGGAGCGCCCTCGATGAGCGTATTCGCAACCACAGCGCTGAGTCGGTTCTTGCCGACGCCGAGCATGATTGGCCGGCTCACCAGGCTGTTGACTGAGTTCGACGCGAAGCCTCCTTCGATGACCGCGAGTTGCCGCAGGTTGGCATCATGCGCCGCAGCGATCTCGGTGTACTGCGCCTTGATTGCCTTGGCCGCCTCGTCGAGGATCGCATTGACCTCCTTGACGTTCTTCAGCGGCAACCGGCGGCCCTGCAGCAGCTTCACCAACTCCTCGGCGAGTTCGGTGATCTTCTCCTCGACTTCCTTCGACATACCCGCCGTGGCCCTGATCAGGTCGATACCATGGTCGGTATACAGCTCCGCCAGCAGCACCTCCAAGCGAGTCATATCGCAGGCTCCTGGTTGCGGATCCGCTCCTGCTCCGACTCCCAGTCCAGGTCCTCGGCAAGCATGCCGCGGCGCTGGGCCTCGTTGAACAGGGTCTGGTCTGACAACGAGCCGCCGTCACGCATGCGCTGCAGCACACCCATGGTCTCGGCCGGAGCATAATCCGGGTCGAGATTCGGCTGGAGCTGCACGGTGCCACCCTCGGCGCGGTTGTTCAGTGCGAGGGAGAAGTACGACAGGAACAGCACCAGGCTGTCCTGCAGGCCCTGGCACATCATCGCCAGTTTGCTGGTCTCCTTAGCCGATTCCTCGCCAGACTGCTTCGCCGTCATGACCTGGGTGGACTTCTCCACCAGCTTCGCACCGGCCTGCCTCATCTCCTCTTGCAGTGAGTCAAGCTGTTCCCGCGCGGTCTTGATGGCGGCGCCGGTGTGCTCGACGTACTTCATGTCGGCTTCCCGAGGCAACTTCACCGCGGAGCGCGCGCCGATGGCCAGTTCGTCGCCGGAGTCGACGCCAGTCATCACCAGGATCGGCACGCAGGCGACATCAACCAGACTGTCCAGGGAGGACTGGAGCCACCAGTGCTTCGCCACCAGGTGGGCGAGTTCGAGCAGCGGTGGCTTTGCCGTGAGTAACCCGGTACGCGCGGTGTAATACGGCACCAAGGGGATGAAGCCGAGCGTGTTCGGGGTGTCCGACACCATCTCCCACCCGTCCTTACCCTCCTCGAACACGCGATGCCGGTGGGGCTCGATCACGCGGATCTGCTCAACGGATTCGTCGGTGAACTCGTCCACCTCCTCAACCCGGCACGTCCGGAAGCGGAACTGGGTCAGGCTGTCGACACCAGCAACCTTGCCGGTCTTCCACCCCAGCACCTGGCCAGGCTCGATCAGCACCCCGTAGGGCCTGAAGCCGGCCTGTTGCTCAGCCTGTCGTGTGTTCGGCAGATCCTCTGGCCGTTGCGGTATCTCGACCAGGGCGAACTTCAGGCCATACTCCAGCCCGCCGCGGAACCAGTCTTGGGCGAACACTTGCAGGTCACGTCCCTCCGTATCCACGTCGGTCAGCAGGTCGGCGATCTCCTGCGGCACGTCATCGCCGATCACGACCGGCTTCGCAAACACTCGCCCCACCATGGCGCCGACCGTTTCCTCGAACGCGGGGTGCAGCGTCGCCAGCTTCAGCCGAGCTTCATAGTCCTCCCTCGTCTCGAGTTGCCGCTTGGGCAGATACGCCTCCCCCGCCTCGCGCATGGCCGAGGTGCCACCCTTGATGCAATCGATCAGCTTCCAGTGCTCGCGCATCTCCTCGACAGCAGCGCAGCACTGGCAAACGGAGTCGCTCATGGTCAGAACCTCAGGGTGGTAACAACGGCCGCAGGTCGCTCGACCGGGAATTCCTTGTGAATGAAGTAGCCCGCAGCATCGTTGGGGTGGTCGATGTCGGCGGACTTGTCCGGCTCACCGTTGGTGCCCCACACCTGCTGCTCGAGGGCATCGGCGTAGGTCGGGCAGCGGTCGGGGTTGACCCGATACCGCCGCTCGCCCTTGGCGTTGCAGAACATGGCGTTCATGGAGTTGATCCGGTCCTTGACCGGCGGGTTGGCGGCCGGAGCCGATACGACGAAGCCGGCCTGCTTGAGCAGCGCGATATCGGTCTCGCTGGCCCGGATGGACTTGCGCGAGTCGCCGGAGGCGTCGGGGTAGATCCTGATCTGGCGGGTCGGTCGGTAGTCACCGTCGGCGTACAGCCAGAACCGTTCCTTGATCTGGCGGATCATGTCGGGGGTGTCGTACCCGTTGACGATCTCGTCGACCGCGTGCGGCAGGCCCAGGCGCTTCACGTGCACCACGGCGGCCATCTTGCCGACGTTGAAGTCCATACCCACGAACAGCGTTTCGCCGGGCTGTACGGTCTCCTGCGAGGCGTTGAGGGTGCGGTCGTAGGCGGTGTAGATCGTGCCCGACGTCAGGTTGACGAACTGGCCGCGCAGGTACGCCGCGATCAGCTGAGGCGGGTACGACTCCATCAGGGAATCGATGTAGTCGTCCGGAAGATTCGCCTCGTTGTCGTAGGTGCTGGCCTGGACCAGGCCATACAGCTCCTGCAGGTGCGGCTTCTCGCGCAGCTGCTTCACGAATTGCTGGAAGACGAACTTGAAGCCTTCCGGAGTGGTGGTGACGTCCACGCGGTTGCGCAGGCCGTCCACCTTGTAGCGCATCCGCGCGATGATCTTGCGCCAGGCCTGCTGAGCCTTCTGCGCTGGTAGAACGTCGATCTCATCGCTCAGCGCGCGGCCGACCTTGAAGCCGACGATGGTCTGCGGCTTCTCCATGGAGCGGCAGATGATCGTCGTGCGGTAGGCGCTGCCGCTGTAGAGGTGAACCTCGTGGTTCGCCTGATTGATCTTGGTCCGCAGCCCCCAGTCGAAGGCTACCTCCTCCATCGTCGGATAGAAGATGTCGCGGATTTGGGCGTAGGTCGGCGCGAAGTAGCCGGCGTTGATGCGCGGCCATTCCCATGCGTGCTGGGCGAGCCCTGAGCAGCCCACCCAGGTCTTGCCGGAGCCGAACCCAGCCACGAAGCCGCAGAACTTGTTCGGCAAGGCCAGGAACTTCGCTTGAGGCACGTTAAGCGTCGGCATCGCGCACCCTCGCGTCGATGATGGTCACCGCGACGCTGGTTGGCGGCGCATCGTCCTCGGGGTTCTCCAGCAGCTTCAGCTCCGCGCGTTTCTTCGCCACTTCCAGGCGCTTCAGCTCGATGTCCAGGGCGGCGGACTCGGTGCCGACGTGCCGGCTCAGTAGCTCCAGGTTGCGGAGCTTGTCCGGCCACTTGACCTTCCGGAGAACGCCGGCAATGCGGCGGTCATCACCACGGCCTTCGAACAGCTCGGCGACCTCGATGCCGGAAAGGAACTGGCGCCAGACCTTTGGCCATTCGCGGATCGGCTTGAAGCTGCCGTCGTCCTCATGGATGTCCAGGACGTCCATCTCGTCGATCTCGCGCAGGCGGCGGACGACGTAGTCGGCGGAGACTTCAGTGCGCTTCGACCGCTCGGCCATGGCCTGGGCGATCGCTTCGGCCACCTCGGGCACGCGGAGCAGCTCGTAACCGATCTCTGCCGCTCGCCTAACGCTGTAGTCAGCGCGGATTGCTGCCTGCGTCGCGTTAAGGTCGACCAGGTACTCCTCGACGAACCGGCGCCGCTTCTTGTTCAGCGCCATGAGAGACCTCAAAAGAAAAGCCCCGCTCTAGGCGGGGCCATCGCAAACTACTCTGCACCTCTGCCAATCGCGCAGAGTATGGAGATACAAAGCTCATCGTACATTTTCAAGCCGGCAAAACTGTTCAGCTGTACCGGGCCTTCTTCCACATTCCCTGGGAAGGTTTCGTGCGCGGTCAACACGATCTGCCACACCCTATCCCAATGAGCCTGGTCATAACCGTCCAAGCGTTTTTTCTCGACCCACATCGTAGCTTGATTGCCTTGCGCTCCGATTGAGTATTCAGTGCGTACTCTCGCAGCGCCATATGGCGAGTCGACAAGGGCACTATCACCGTTCAAGTGAAAAACAAGGCCCCAATTCTCTTGAGGATGTGGCTGTTCTGATACCTGCTTCAGGATACCTAGCAATCTTTCCGCTCGCTTTCTGAGCGTTTCTACATCCGAGACGGTGTAGTGAATATCCTTCCAGTCTTCGCCGGTGAATCGCTTGAACATTGCCGTACCCTCTTCCGTTGATGGAAAGGGTTAGATAAGGCCATTAGGAAGCAATTCAATTGCTCAGTGTCTGCGTCGTTCCGCCCCATCCCACCGCCGGTCCTGGCGAAAGATCTGCTTGCGGCATGACCAGGCGTAGCCAACCACGCCAATGTGCATCACCACCGCCCACGGGCTGACCCAGTAGCCTTTTGCCAGCTCATTCAGCAAGCCGAAGGCTCCGACTGCGACCAGGTAGAACGACAGGCTCAGGATTGGATGCTCGAACAGGTGGACGGTGCGCAGGAAGTCCAGCGCGGCCAGCACCACCAGAACACAAAGCACGGCGTCCAAGCCCATGAGGAAGGTCATCATGGTCAGGCACCCTTGGTTGCGAGAATGCGCTCCGCAGCCGCCTTGATGGCGGGGATGATGTTCATGGCCAGCAGGCCGATGAGGAAGGCGACGCCGTTCTTCGACTCGGCATCAACCGGCAAGCCGAAGTAAGCCACCACCAGCGGAGTGGTGAAGATGGAGGACAGGAAACCGGTGAGGACTGCCGCCCCGGCCTGCTTACGGGTCAGACCGCGCAGGAACGACAAGGAGAGGATGGCCCCCGCGAATCCGGCAATGGCGACGCTGTACTTGGCGAACAGTGCGCCTGCGCCGATTGACGTGGGTTCCATGGGCGAACCTCGAATACCACAAAAGTGTTATAATACCACAAATCTGTTGTATTATGGACCCATCCAAACAACAGAGACGAGGTGATGAAGTTCAGCGAATTCAGACGATGGTTGAGGGCCCAAGGGGTGACCTTCGAAGCCGGCAAGGGAAGCCACTTCAAGATCACCGCCCCGAACGGCAAAACGACCACCTTCGCGGACCACGGAGCTAAGGAAATGCCCGAACCGACCCGCAAGGCGATCATCAAGCAACTGGGGCTCTAAGAGCCCCCTAGCCTGCACGCTGAACGATCACCCCGAGGAGTGACCATGTACGACTATGCAATTCGATTCGAACAGGACGACAGCGCGCCTGGCGTTGCCGTTTTTTGCAGAGACTTGCCGGAGCTGAACAGCTTCGGTGATGACCGCGAGCATGCGATCCAGGAGGCGCTGGATGCCATCGAGACGACCCTGTCGCTCTACGTTGATGCGCGCAAGCCGATCCCGGAAGCAACTCCGCCAGAGGAAGGCGAGCACGTCGTCCATCTTCCGGCCGTCACCGTGGCGAAGATCGCGCTGTGGAACGAGATGATGAAGCGCGGTATGCGCAAGTCCGACCTGTGCAAGCTTCTGGGTATCGCACAGACCCAGGGCGATCGGCTCGTCGACTTCCTGCACAACACGAAGATGGATGCTGTAGAGGCGGCATTGCTGGCTTTAGGCACCCGCCTTCGACAGTCAGTGGAAGTCAGGTTCGACTGGGTGAAGCTGCGGCATGAGCGCGCCGACGATGTGATTCTCGTGGAGGTCTGGTGTGAAATGGTCTCGTCCGGTCACGACGAAACTGGAAATGAGCAGGGCTGGGTGAGCTTGCCTAGCCAACTGTCCACCACCTGGAACCAGATCAAGGCAATGGAGGCCCACCAGTTTGCAACTGGTCGCCAACTCAGCATATCGGTGGACTATGACAGGCTTGGCGAATCTCGGTTCGAATCGCTGGGTCGCATTCACCTGCCCGTGACGTTCTACGCTGCAAGAGTCAGTGCCTGATACGAAAAACCCCGGCTCAATGGCCGGGGTTTTTGCTTGTAGAGTCGTGCGGGTGTAACTCTGCACAGTGGCAAAACGATACCCAAATGCTCCTCAAATCGTCAAGCGACCTGTTTTAGCCGTTCCCGCTGCGCCCAGTAAGCGTCGACTCGGTCCAGGTAGCGCTGGTGCACACCTGGCTGCTCGATGATGTCCTCGCCCCACTCCGCCCGGTAGGCTTCTCCGTACCGCTTCATCCGCGCCGCCCAGGCTGCCAACTGGCGGTCTGACATTCCGCGCAGGCGTTCGACCAGGCGCTCCTGGTGATGCTCCCGGCGCTGGGCGTACAACTCGGCGCGAACCTCAGCGACCACATCCCGGTCGTTCTCCAGCCAGCGCCAGCCAGGCCCCCTCCGGAGCCCGCTCTGCTTCGCAACCACCTCGGCCACCGGCTTCAGTGCCTGGGCGTCCAGCTTGTCCACGTGGCGAGCCAGTCGCTCCCAGGTGCTGGCGTAGTCCCGTGCCCAGTTGTGCGGGTCAACCTTGCAGCCCAGGCGCTCCTCGATGAACAGGCAGACCTCGCCCGGGCCGAGGGTGTCCCGGCCGTTCACCGCCCGCTTGTGCGAGTTGATCGCCGCCAGCGCCATCCAGTAGGCGCGCTCGGCCTGGCGCTGTGTGAGCTGGCCAAGGCCGGCCCCGATCCAGACCAGGCCGTGAGCGATCGCAACGTCGTCGCCAGTGGCCAGCGGCGAATACAGCGTGTGGCCAAAGTGCTGCAGCGGCTTCGGTAGCGTGCCGATGGCGGCCATCACCAGCCCGGCCGCCAGCATGTGGGCGGAACGCCCGTTGGTGTCCTTGCGGTCCGGGTGCGTCTCGTTGGCCACCCGCCCCCGCTTGCCGAGTTTCGCCTTCTCCGCGGCCACGGCGAGGACCGAATCGCGGTTCTCGTAAAGTGCGTCGTGCCATGCCTGGCGGGCGCTGGTCAGTTTCATTTCGGCTCTCCCCTGTGGTTTTCTGTGGTCACTGCTCGCCCTCGAGGAGAGGGACGACTTTCACTCGCACGCCTGGCGTTTCGCCGTAGCGCTTCCCCACCACCGCCTTCACGACCTGGACGTCGTCCTTCCAGACAACGCCGTTCAGGCCGTCGTAGATTGCTTTGATCACGTTGTCCATATCGGGCTTCTTGGTGGGGTACAGGCCGCCGGCCAGCGCCAGCGACTTCCGCTTTTTCGACATCGATTGAGGGATGCTCAGCGCGATGTCGAGCTCGACCAGCACTGGGCCCTCGAACAGCGCGCGACCTGCCATGGCCTGCTGTCCGCTGTGCGCAATCAACCCCTCGTAGTTCGCCGTCTTCGCCGGAGTGAACATCCTGGCGTGGGCGCCGACGCGACCGATGCGCGGCCTCCCCTTCCCCACCGGCTCGCCGGGTACGGTGAACATCACCGGGCGGAGGTCATGCATCACGGCGCACCTCCGGCGCTTTCCGGCGCATCTTGGCCAGCAGCAGTTCCCGCGCCTGGGCGCCACTGAGCCCATCCAGGCCCTGGGCTTGCATCCGCCGGCGGAGCTGCCGCTCGGCCTCATCCTCGGCCAGGTCCAGCAGGCTCTTCCCGGTGTCATGCTCAATCGCGTGGATGACGGGCTGGCTCAGCGGGATGTTGTTCGCCCACCGCCGGACCATCTCTGCGTAGTGGAACCCGAAGCGCTTGCGGAGGCGATCGTCGTTCACCTCGCCGGTGCGCAGATCGAAAACTCCGGTGGCCTCGGCGGCGGCCTTGACCACCTGGTGGCGGTAGCGGCACGCCAGAGCCTGGTGGAACGCGGTGTCGTGGTCCGGCAGACCGAGCGACTCCGGCTGGACGCTCAAGCAGAGCTCCCGGAATGTCGGCGCCGCCGGCGGCCAATCGAACCGGCTGCCCATGAACGTCAGCATGTTGAGCCCGTGGGCCAATTGCTGGCCGGTCAGCCCCTGGAGCACCGTAGCCCAGGCGCCGTCAGGATTTGGGTTGTCGCCAAAACTCGACGTCCAGCGGTGCCCGTACATCTCGGTCATCTTCACCCAGAGCCGTTCCAGCAGCCTGTCGGGCAGCCTCGTTGGCGGCGACGATTGCGTTGACGCGGTCGACGGCTGAGCGAGGGCCCTGTCGATGTGGGAGGCCGCGCTTTGCGGCACGATGGCCGGCTTGGCCTTCGGCGTTTCCTGCTTGGTTTCCATAGCTGCTCCTGTTCTGGTCGAAGCGCTGGTTGCGGCGGATTTTCTGTGCCAGTTCGTGCTCCCACTGGCCTTGGGACTGGAATTTCTCGGGGCGGTTGATCCAGTAGCTGCGGAATTCGAGAAGCTCGTCGTCGCGTAGCTGGTAGCTCCCAATTCCGTTGCGGACCAGCGTTGCCGCCCACCCCTTCGCACTCGGCACCCAGGCCTCATTCATCGGGAATCGGTCAGCACCAGATACCGGCTCTGCCTCGCGCGCGTTACGTGACGGAGGAGGTATCGGAGGAAGACCGGATGTAGGCCCCACCTCTGGCCCCACCTCGGGAGAACCTCCGGCCCCACCTCCGGCCCCACTTGCTCCAACCTCTTCGCTGTAGCCCAGTAGTTCCGGGGCTTCTGACTCTAAATCCTTGGCCCCACCTAGGGCCCCAGGTCTGGCCCCACCTTGGTCAAACCTCTGGCCCCACCTCTCCGAGACGGATTGATCCCGTGAGGCCTTCGGCAGGTGGAAAACGAAAGGACCGATGCTGGGCATAGGCTCGACCATGCCGCGGCGCACCAGCGCATCGATGGTGTAGCGGGCCTCCTTGCGGGTCGCCTTGTGCGCAGGACGCCCAGGTGATGCCGGGATGCTCAAAACCTCAATCAGCATCTGCTCGCTCAGGCGGCGGGTTTCGCCAGCGATGCCGGTCCTGTAGTCCATGAACATCCGGATCGCGCAGTACACCTTCAGAAGCTGATGCGGCTCGTCGAAGAGCGCATCCCACTCCTCGTCGTTGATCTGGAAGGACGGCACGGCTACCCCTGAACAAGGCGCGGCCGGCGCATCTGGTCGATCATCCGCAGCGCCTCATCGGTCGCCGCCCTGGATTCGGAGAGCTCGCGGTGGGCCTCCTGCAGTTCCTGGTCATCGGCGCCGTCGACGAGGTTGGCCACGGCCTGCTGCGCCTCACCGTTCTCCTTGATGAGTGTCCGGAGCATGCAGAGCACCTCCGGCCGCTGGCCGGCATCGCCGCCGATCAAGCGCACCGACACGCCCAGCGGCGTCAGGATGTCGCCCAGGGCCTGGACCTTCAGGTCAGTCGGCAGCGCGGCGAGGATGCTGGGTACGAAGTTCGCCGGCACCAGGTTGGTGTCCTTGGTTCCGTCGTCGAGCCAGCGGAACACGCGGTCGGCGTTGACCTTCATCCGCTCGGTTGTATCGCGCGTTGGCGGGTCGAAGACGATGCCGGTGACCAGCGCTCCCTGGATGCGCTCGTGCGCCTCCACGATGTGCTGGACGACGGTCTCGCGGCTCCACCCCTCTCGGCGGCGCCATTGGTTCACCACGCCGAGCAGCGTGGAAATCAGGGTGTGCGATTCGCTTCGCATGACGTGGCGGCTCCTGGCCAGTAAGGTGCGTTCAGGCAGCCGCACCCCATGGGAACGACGGGCACAGTTCGCTTCGGAGGACCCGACCAGCGGTGAGCGCCTCGATCTCAACTGCACGTTTCGCGGGGATTGGTCGAACGCCTGAACACCATTGACTTACGGTGGGCGCTCTCACATTGAGCTTTCGCGCCAACTCGGCCCGACTGCCCAACAGCTCGGCGGCCTGGCGCACTGCTTCTGCTGGAGTCATGTCTCTTCTCCGGGGAATGTTGGAGAAAAGAGTAAGGCATTAGCTAATTACAGGCAAGCCATTGCCTAACCACACCACAACTGACGTTAAATTAGGCAATGCTTACCGGACCCCAACTAGGCGCCGCTATTGAGGCCGCCAGACTCGCCAAAAAAATGTCGAAAAAGGCTCTCGCAGAGCAGTTCGGCGTGAAGCCCCCTTCTGTCCAAGGATGGATCAACACCGGCAGGATCGATAAAGCGAAGCTGATCGAGTTGATATCGTTCTTCTCAGGCGTCGTTGGCGCAGAACACTGGGGGTTGAGCGAAAAGGAGGCGGAGCTTATTGCGCCAGGTAGTTCGCCTCAGCGCCCTGGCTCATCGGCCGCGGAAAAGGTGATGGAGATGCTCCAGCGCCACGGTAAAGGGTTGAGCGGCGAAGCTAAGGAGAAAATCGCGCAGGCAGTAGCCGAGTCTTTCGATGGCGATCAATCGACGACATCGAACGTAATTCACGCCGACTTCAACCGCACCACCCTGGTGAAAGGAAATTCGATTTCGATCGCCCAGTACGACGTGCGCGCAGCCATGGGTGGCGGCCAGGTGCCGGCCGAGTACCGTGAGTTCGTCAGGAATCTGGTGGTCGACAAAGTCCAGTTGGATGACCTCGGCCTGAAGTACACCGATGCGACCAACCTCAAGATCATCACCGGATGGGGCCAGAGCATGCTGGGCACCATCGAGGACAAGTCGCCGATCCTCGTCGACGTGGGCATCACCGACTTCGTCGAGGAAGGCGTCTACGTCTTCACCTGGCTGCAGCACCTGTTCGTGAAGCGGGTGCAGATTCATGATGCCGAGCACTACCTGCTGGTGTCGGACAACAAGTCCTTCGAGCCGCAGAAGGCCCGCATGGAGGACGTCCATTTCCAAGCCAAAGTGCTGGGAGCCTGGAATTTCAGAAAGCTATAAACGGATCACGGGAAGTCAATACAATCGGTGATCAGTAGAAGCCTCCCACCCGCGGGCTTTTCGTCCCGCCCCACCCTTGATAGATTCTCTCCGCCGGCCTGGAAAGACAGCAGTCCGGCACAGGCCGCGCCTCGACTCTAGCGCGGCTTGGTCCTACCACTTACGGACTCCAAGGAGGGCACATGAAACAATTCGCAAACCCCACTCCCATCGGCACTCTATTTGCCAACCGAGCAGTGGGCACTACTGTTGTGCAGATAGTCGCACCTGGAAACAACTTGTACGGTTTGGTCATCCGCACTCTATTTGCAAACTCCGCATCGGGCGTCATCGGCGTACAGGTATTTGCGGACACCGCTCCGCCGACGGAATACGGTGACAGCACGAAGCGCTTGATTTTCATCGGCACCCCCGTCCCATCAGTAGGGATACAATATCCGCTGTACGTGCCCCCAGGTCAGGGCATTTGGGCTATTGCCAATGGAAATGGCAGCATCAACATGACCTATGACCTACTGACGCCACCTCTCGGTTAAAAGACGCCACACCTCAAAAAGCCCGCAGAACGCGGGCTTTTTCTTCAATCTAGATCCGCTTCTCGTGAAGGCGCTGTACCATCATGTCCAGCTCCTGCACCAGTTCAATCCCATCGACCACTTCAACGCCCTCCTCGTCTCCCGCCTCCCAGGTGAGCGTAACCACTCCATTCTCCCCCAACGACATCTCGAGTCCATCGGTTTCGGCCAACTCCTCCATCACCTGCTGCCAAGCCTCTTCCGAATCCCCCTGCGCCTTCCAAATTGACGCCCGACGCTCCGCCTGAGCCCGAGGGCTACTGATCATTGCTGATACCCGTAGGCGCACCTTCTCCACTGGCGAGACCTGCCCTTTCTCTTGGTTGTTCTTCTGCACAGCCATCCTCCAAATACTGTTTATTCATACAGTATTTTCTGTTGAAAAAATCTGCAAGCCCGCCTCGCTCCCCCATAGATAGTTAGTGCGCAAACTTAAAAATTAGGCATTAGCTATTTACAAAGATTAGGCATTGGCTTACTTTTCTCTCAACGCCAGCACAACACCGCCGGCCAGGCCGCCGAGCCGCGCTCTTTAACAACCAGATGGACGCCGAGCTGGCCGATGCATAGCCAGCGGACCTACCGCGCAACGGTAGGCGGCAGCGGACAACATTCCGTGCCGGGCACAGGCCACTCAAGCGAGATTGAGGCCAGTAGCGATGAATAGCCGACCGAGGCACGCTCCCGGGCAATCGTGAAAACCTCGCGGGTAAGCGACCGCAGCCTGTGCAAGAAGAAGAGAGATACCGGCTCGCATTGCGCGGGCCGGATGCTCTCCAGATCAACCTGCGCTCAGGTTGATCCGGAAAGCAGATCACTTCCGTCGATTGGAACCTGGAGCACCTCCGGAGACGGGCCGCCGTGGTGTTCGGTACCCAGACAGCGCATGGATCTCTTCCCGCTTAATACGCCGCTCTAAATCTTTGATTTGCAGGAACAGCCCTACACCTCCACCGGACGGCATCGTATCGAATCTCTCCCTGAGCTTCGCTAGGACGCCACGAAGACGCTCGATCATTTCGGCATGCGTTTCGTTTGGTTTGTTCTTGGTGGTCATTTTCTTTTCCCTGAGCCAGGTGCACCGCCAGGAACTAATGAGATCTCAACGTACTCGGTGCGCGACTTAGACCGAAAGCCATTCTCAGCATCGGCAAACTTCTCACGACAGCGCCTGCATAGACCTGGCAGCGTTACTTGGCCCTCTACGCGAGGAATTACTGATCCGCAATCTGGGCACTTGATATCTGGAAGAAGTTTTCTTTGAACCTTGTCGATTGACATGGCTCGCCGTGCTGCAGTTGCTCGCTCCGCTTTTCGTTTGGCAAGACGCTCAGCCTTACGAGCCGCCTTGGCGGCTCGCTTTTGCAACTGCTCGGGCGTTAGCTCTGGCTCTCGATACGGGGCAGCTACACGCTTCATCCTCACAGGCTTCTTAGGGGAGGGAGATCGTAGCGCGAGGCGCAGTTCTCTCAACAACTCAGCCATTACCGGATCAGCGATTACGTTCTCAGGGGGCGACGGGTCCATTCCCAGCTTCCTCTGGGCCAAGTCCCTAAAGAACGCTTCTGACTCTTCGCTAAATCCCTGCCCTGGAACCTGCGCCGCAGGAGCAGCGTCTGTGGTCGCACAGACTTGCTCCATCGCCTTCTTCAGTTGCATCAGAACTGCAAGATTTTTCGCATCCATGGCAAACGCCCCGAAATCTCGACGACCAGAGATTAGCAAGGGCGAATCGCCACTACCAGCAACTGCTTCACCAGCCCATCACCCCAAGAGAGATATCCAATGAAGCGAAACGCCAACCCGGCGGCGACCGTTGCTGCCTGGAATTCCGCATACCCCGTCGGCACCGAGGTTGACTACCGATTCCATCGCGGCGCGGCGCCGAAGCGCACCCGTACCACTACTGAAGCCCAGATCCTCGGCGGACACACCGCTGTCGTCTGGCTCGCCGGCGTGTCCGGTTGCGTTGCCTTATCCCACTGCGAGCCGGCCTGAACATGGCATGCAGCAACTTCCCCGGCGACGAAGACGAGCAGTGGGACCACGCTGAAAGCGGGTTCGCCCCCAAATTCTGTTTTGCCAATGCTTGATTTGAGGCTATCTGGTCGGGGCCTCGAACGAATCTCGATAGGCCTTGAAAGCCTCTATCGCATGCTCATTTCTATTATTTCCGTCAGAGTCATCGACCATCCTTTCCTCTGGCGTCTTGCCTCCATAGTAGTCTTCGAACCAACCGAAGTACTGCAATCTGATAGAACCAGGGTGAAACTTACTATCAAGCGCCTTCCACCACGTCAAACAGGCTGGACAAGGTGGGAGTTCCGTGAAGCATATAATTGTTCGGACTCCCCGTGCATAGAGTTCTCTTCCTATAGGACCAGGAGAATTCTGCATGCCAAGTATCATTATATTGGTAAGCGGAGGCTCCCAGTTGGCCCTAACGCACCGTTCCAAGGCAACCCGCTCGCTGTGGAGCCCCGCTGATCCAGCAGGGGTGCTTGACGCCTTATGGTCTTTTCCAATTCGAGCATTGTTATTGTCAAGCAACCTTATTGCGCCGAAGCATTTTCCCAAACCAATATCCCCCGACCTTCCACGACCTTTTCTTGCTTTATAAGCGACAACATCAACCCCACGAAAGTCAACGCCCTCAACATCGAGCGGCTCGAAGCTAATCGCCATATCGACAACCTCCCTGTTGTGCTCGCAACTATATATACGCACCAACTCAGGCATTCAGTGTAGTCATATTCAAGACTACCCATAGAACAAAAAACCAGCAGCATAATTCTCATTTGAAATAAATCCCTTTCTCCCTCCCGCTTGCAGTTACCAATGCGGGCGACCGCCCTCTACCAGTGCGAACCGAGATAGATCGGTTGCTCTCGAAATCCCTCGAACGGAGTCACACCATGCTGATCTTGACCCGCCGCCCCGGCGAAACCCTGCATATCGGCGACAACATCACCGTCACGGTCCTCGGTAGCCAAGGCGACCAGGTGCGCCTCGGCATCACCGCGCCGGACGACGTCGCCATTCACCGCTCCGAGATCTACCAGCAGATCGGCAACGTCCGTCCTGTGCCGCCGGCGGAACTGGTCGAAGCCTGGAACCGAGAGCACCCGGCGCCAGCGCTGATCGAGTACCGCCCGTACCGAGGGGCCGAACCACAGCGCACCCGCACCGTCGGCCGGGCCAGCGTGTCGCTTGGCGGGGCGGCGGTTATCTGGATCGAAGGCCAGTCGGCGCCGGTGGCGTTGCGGGCCTGCACCGCTCTCTGAAAGAACACCACCCGAGGGGCTTTGACCGACATGCCGTGCTGGCCCTGCATGTCGAGAGCCGAGGACCAGCTAAACCGGGGTGCTCCGCAGGGCTGAAAAACCGGGGATTTGGTTATTGCGAGTTGAGTCCTGCCCGATCCCCTGGCCCAGCCAGGGCGCATCGGAGAGTGATCTGCGGCGTGGAAAGCGCACACGCAGAGGTGGATGAACGAAAGCGGCTATCCGGTCGGGAACCCGTAACGCCAGCAATCACATCCCACGTTCCCACCGTGCAGGCAAAGGAGTCATGACCGGAGCCTGTTCGGCAAGCCGGAGTAGCGACCGGTCAGATCACTCCCCGCTGCGCATGCAGCGTTCCCCATCTTCGCCCGGCTCCGGCCGGGCTTTTTTCAACCTCCATTCGAGAGCACCTACCACGGCGCCCCACCGGGCACGACTGCCGTGTGCCTGGGTGCTGCCGAATGCAGGTGAACCACGGAGAGCATCCCGATGTGGACATACCGCGAGCGCCGCAACCGCGCGGCTTTCAGCAACGCGCAACTCGCTTACGACCGTGCCGTCGACCCGCTCTGGGACCAGCCGGACCCGGAACCGGAGCACGAGGACGAAGAGCAGGAGGACGAAGATGGCATGGGCGAATGAGCGCGCAGAGGGCGTGATCGAGATGGCCTACACGCTGGACGCCATCGGCACCCGGCAATACGACGACATGCGCCGCCGGCTCGACGCCGCAGCGGATTCGCGCTGGGCAGAACTCAGGAGCACGAACACATGACCACCCGCCCCGTTCGCTCGATCATCGACGACCAGCTCGACGACCTGGTGATGCCGGCCGGCGCCGACATCGCCGCGGTGCTCGGCCTGCCCCGCGAGACCCTGGTGGTGAATCTCCCGCGTCGCATGGCACTGACCATCAAGAAAGGCCGGAAGTGCCTGGGGGTGCGTCGTGATTGAGCCGCAACTCTCGACGGTTTTCTTCGCTCCTACGGCGCGGCGCCGCTTCTTGACGCGCCGGGCGGCAATCAATGCCGAGGCCAGGGCGATCATCAACAAGCACTTCCCGATTGAGCGCGGCTGCTCCTGCGGCTGCGGCGATCCGGGCTGGCGGCTTGAGGAGGCCAACCCAGAGCGCTTCGCGCGCTACTACCGGCTGCTCACCGCCGTGCTGAAGAAGGTGAAGTCATGAACGCGAAGCGTAAAGCCACCCTCCTCGGCGCCCTGCTCGCCTGCGCCTTCTACCTCTTTCTGATCCTCGGCCCCGCCACCGCCGGCCACATTACCGGCGAGCAACCAGCCGCAGCTCAGGCAATTAGGGCTTTCTAGCCTTCTCGGCTTCCAGGACCTTACGGGAAAGATCGAGGATCGTGTTCGTCGCGCTTTGATAGGAGAAATAGAGTCCCTTCTTTTGCGGCTCATAGATGTAGCTATCACGGGCCGTCAGAGCCTTGTGTATTTCGTTCACACCGAGCGCTGTAGCCAGATTGATCATGATCTCTTCAAGGCTTTCTCGCTGGCTTAGGCCGGTGTTCTTCGTAGTTCCGACATAGAAGCCGTCCTGCGGTTTTGGAGCCTGAATAATCTTCGCTTTTGCCATTTCTAAACTCCCTCTCAAAAACACCGAATTTATCAGCAGCTGCGCCTGGCGCGGCAAGGATTTCCTATGTCTGCAGCTCTCGCATCGGTCGGCGCGCTCGACCGCACCAAGTACCTTGGCAGCAGCGATGTCGCCGGCATCCTCGGCATCAGCCCCTGGCGCACTCCGTTGGACGTGTACCTGGATAAGGTCCAGCCGCGCACCGGTCCCGTCGACCCGGCGAAGCAGAAGATTTTCACCCGTGGCCAGCGGATGGAGCCCTACGTCATCGACCTGCTGGCCGAAGAGACCGGCCTAAAGATCATCGGTCGCGGAAACCGCTACCGCGACCAGCAGCACGACTTCATGGCCGCCGAGATCGACGCCGAGGCCGCCAGCGGCGAAAACATCGAGATCAAGACGGTCAGCCCATTCAAGGCAAAGGACTGGGGTGAGGTTCAGACCGATGCCATTCCAGTCCACTACACCGCCCAGGCCATGCACGGCCTGATGGTCACCGGCCGCCAGGTCTGCATCTTCGGCGTGCTGATCGGCGGCGACGACTTCCGCGTGTACCGCGTCGAGCGGGACGACGAAACCATCGCGGCGATTCGCGAGAAGGAGGTCGAGTTCTGGGGACGCATCCAGCGCCTGGATCCGCCCGAAGCAACCGCTGTCAGCGACATCCTCCGGCTGTTCGAGCGTGACGCCGGAACCAGCATCGAGGCCGATGGCAAGGTCGTGGAGGTGTTCAACCGCCTGCGCGAACTGAAAGCCAAGGCCAAGGGCCTGGAGTACGAGATCGAGTCCGCAGAGGAGCGCATCAAGCTCTTCATGCAGGACCACGCCCAACTCACGGTCAACGGCAAGTCGGTACTGACGTGGAAGTCCCAGACCACCAACCGCTTCGACCAATCCGCCTTCAAGGAAGCTCACCCCGCGCTGTTCGAGCAGTTCAAGAAGACCAGCGAATCCCGCGTTTTCCGCCTCAAGTAACCGGAGCCCAGCATGTCCGCAACCGCCCTGAAAGCCGCCGCGACCGGCAATGTCGCCAACAACGGTCAGCCGAAAACGCTGGCCCACCTGATGACTGACCCGAAGATCAAAGCCCAGATGGCCCTGGCGCTTCCGAAGCACATGACCGCCGACCGACTCGCGCGCATCGCGCTGACCGAGATCCGCAAAGTACCGGCCCTGGCGAAATGCAATCAGGAGAGTTTCCTCGGCGCCGTGATGCAATGCGCGCAGCTCGGCCTGGAACCGGGTAACGCTCTCGGCCATGCCTACCTGCTGCCGTTCGGCAACGGCAAGGCGAAAGATGGCCTGTCGAACGTCCAGTTGATCATCGGCTACCGCGGGATGATTGACCTTGCCCGGCGCTCCGGCCAGATCGTTTCGCTCACCGCGCGCACCGTGCACCAGAACGACCAGTTCAGCTATCGCTACGGCCTCGACGAGGACGTCCAGCACGTTCCGGGAGAAGGTGAACGCGGCGTCATGACCCACGTCTACGCGGTCGCCAAGCTGAAGGACGGCGGCGTGCAATTCGAGGTCATGAGCAAGGCCGACGTCGACAAAGTACGCGCCACCAGCAAGGCATCCGGAAACGGGCCTTGGGTCACCCACTACGAAGAGATGGCCAAGAAGACCGTCATCCGCCGGCTGTTCAAGTACCTGCCGGTCAGCATCGAGCTGCAGACCGCAGTCACCCTGGACGAACGCGCCGACGCTGGATTGGACCAGGACAACGCGTCCATCCTCACCGGCGAATACAGCGTTGTTGACGACCAGTCTCAGGACCAGGTCCCGGACGGCGTGAACACCGAGACGGGCGAAATCACCGAACCCGCCCCGGGCCAGCAGTCGGACACCGGCGACACCGGTGACGACGGGCTCAATCTCGAGTAACCGGCCATGCCCAGCCTCACTGTCCTTGAGCGGTACGGCCAAGTCGGGGAGTTCGCCGCGCTACTCGGCGCGGCCGAGCTCAACGCCGCTACGGACTGGGACGAGCAGTTCCTGGCCGACCTCCGCAGCAACTTCCAGCGCTACGGCGCCCACACCTACCTCAGCGACGCCCAACTCGAGCAGTTGGAACGGATCGCCAACGAATAGGACCCATACCCGATGAGCAACAACCCGCACTTCATGAACATGACCGCCGACACGCTCGGCAAGAGCTTGCTGCAGGGACTGATCCAGGAAATCCGGATCATGCCGGACTGCTGGCAGAAGCTTCCCGAGGCCAAGCAGCAGGACATCATCGACCGCCTGGAGCGCCAGGTACGGAATGCCGCCACCATCGCGATCCACACGATTGCCGGCGGCGACCGCGACACGGTCTACGGCAAGCTCGAATCCTTCACCGCAAAGGACAAGGTAAAAGCGGTATTCACCGTGAGCCCCAGCAGTCCGAACCAGGAGCAACTCTTTGGCGCTGTGCACCAGGACTGTTTGTTGGTCATCGGCGGCGCCGCTGAGTTCCTCGACGGCATGAAGGACGTGAAGGCGGATCCGGACCAGAACCCGCTGGACCTGAACGGCGGCGACGGCGACATGGAGGAAGACGGCGCTTGGGGCGCTGACACTGACCCTCTGTACCAGGCGGCTGTTGAGTTCGTCCGCGAGACCCGGCGAGCGTCGATTTCGGCGATCCAGCGCAAGTTGAAGATCGGCTACAACCGCGCGGCCCGCATCATCGAGCGGATGGAGAAAGAAGGCGTAGTCACAGCGGCCGACAGCAACGGCGGCCGCGAGGTACTGGATGCAGCGGTTGTCGAGGCCGAGTTCGAGGAAATCAAAGCCATCGGCGTCGAGCGCTTCGCCGGCCACACCCTGGGCGAGATCGCCATCGGCGTCGCCACCAAGAAGGACGTGTTCGACGCGGCCTGGCTGCAATCGCGCTTCGCTCTCACCACCGAGGAAGCCGAGCGCGTCGTTCTCCAACTGCTGGACCAGGGCGTCATCGTGCTCGAGCAGGAAAACGAGGAGTCCCGCGAGTTGAACACTTACCGCGTCGTCAAGAAGCCGGGGGACATTGCCCTCGACCTGGAGTGAGCCATGCGCATCACGAAAATCGAAATCACCAACTTCCAAGGGCTGCGTCATGCGGCCCTTGATGTTTCTGCGCCGGTGCTCCTGGTGGCCGGCCACAACGGCGCCGGCAAGAGTTCGCTGCTCGACGCCATCAGCCACGCATTCACCGGTAAGCCCGGCCGCGTTGCGCAGAAGCAGCATATCGGCCAACTGATCACCGAGGGCGCCAAGAAGGGCGAGGCCCGTGTCGAGTGGCTGGACGAGGCCGGCGAGGTTCAGGCCTGCGGGGTCGCGCTGCCTAGCGGCAAAGGCTCCCCGCTCGCCGACTCGCCGTTCCTGCCGTTCGTGCTCGACGCCAGCCGCTTCGCCGCTCTGGACGCCAAAGATCGCCGCCGGGTGCTGTTCGACCTGACCGGCGCCAGCGCCAGCCCGGCCGAGGTCGGCAAGCGCCTGAAGGCCAAGGGCATCGACCTGGCGCTGTTCGAGAAGGTGAAGCCCCTGCTCCGCTCCGGGTTCTCCGCCATGGTCGGCCAGGCAAAGGACTACGCCAGCGAGGCGCGCGGCGCCTGGAAGGCAATCACCGGCGAGAACTACGGCAGCGACAAGGCGAACGGGTGGGAGCCGGAGGCGCCGCCGGTCATCGTCAGCGAGGAGGAACTGGAATCGGCGCGCGCGGAACTGCGAGCCACCGCCCAGGACCTGGACGAGGCCCAGCAGACCCTAGGCTCCAGCAAGCGCGCCCACGCCGACGCCCAGGCGCGGGCCAGCCGCATCACCGCTCTGCGCGAAACCGCAGCGCTGGCCGACCGCCGGCGCAACAAGCTGGCAACCGACGAGGCCAATCAGGACGAATGGTCGGAAAAGGTGATGGCAGCCGAGGCCGCCGCCAGCGGCGAGCCCGCCCACCAGCCGCTGACCTGCCCTCATTGCCAGGGCGCCGTGGACCTGCAGGCCGGCCAGTTGGTCGCGCACCAGCCACCGGCGAAGGTTGCCGATCCCGAGGCGGCGAAACGCCTGGAGGAGTACCGCGGGTATCTTGCCAGCGCTCAGCGGGCCGTCGCCAACAGCCGGCGGGACCTGAAGGAGAGCGAGGACGCCGCCGCGCAGGCCGCCGCCCTGGAAGCCGAAACCGCCCAGGCGCCCAGCGCCGAGGCGCTCGCCAACGGCGAACAGGCGATCAACGAACTGCGCCAGGCGCGTGATCGGCAGCAGGCCAAGGTGCAGTCGCTGCAGGAAGCGTTCAATGCTGCCGCCCAGCGCCAGGACGTCATCAAGCAGGCCGCCGGATTCCACGCCGAGGTCTGCGCCTGGAGCGCCCTGGCCGATGCCCTTTCCCCCGCGGGCATCCCGGCTGAGATCCTGGCCGACGCGATCGGACCAGTGAACGAGCTGCTGCAGCGCCTATCCGGCACCGCCGGCTGGTCGCCGGTACAGATCAGCGCCGACATCGATGTCACGTTCGGCGGTCGACTGTACGGCCTGCTGTCCGAGTCCGAACGCTGGCGGTGCGACGCGACGCTGGCCCTGACCATCGCGACGATCTCCGGCCTGCGCTTGGCGCTGCTGGATCGCTTCGACGTGCTGGATATCCCTGCGCGCACTCAGCAGGCGATGAAGCTGTTCCAGAGCCTGGCCGCCGGCGGCGAGATCGACACGCTGATCGTCGCCGGCACGCTCAAGGAACCGATGGCGAAGACGCCGGCCTGGCTACAAGCGGTCTGGATCGACGCCGGGCAACTCGCCGACCAGCAGCAACAGGCTGCTGCCTGACCCTCGATACAGCGCCCCACCCGGGGCGCTTTCTCTCCCAGCAAGCACGCACCGGACGCCGCCCTGTGGGCGATTCAACCATGCCTCGTGGGCCGCCCTGTCAGGCAGGGCGGCGTCCAGTGCCTGTTCACGGAGTGCTGACGTACTTCTAGCGGGTCGCGTACAGCCTAACGACTCTGGGTGTTGAGAACCTCATAGTTACCATCTGCATGCGCCTTGGTTACCCAAGCGTTCTTTGTCGACCTGGCTTGAGCCTTGGATCCGCTCAAAGTTTGGACCACTCGTCCCACGGCCTTCGATGCAACAAGTGCAGCGCTTTCAACCTTGGTCGGAGAACCCCGATAGCCTGCGGCAGATCGAAAATGATTGAGGATGATGTCTTGTTGATAAGCAGGTGTTTGCTCTCCACCGATTGTTGATGCACCCACCGTCTCATACCGGTAATAGACCTTGGTGTCATCGAACACGATCTCGACGATTCTGAAGTCAGGCATCTCTCCTCCTTGATCCGGCCCCATGCCGGGCCTTCCAAATCTAACTCCAACGACATCACTGCGCCATCACGCATAGCGCAGTGCATCGTCACGTTCGCGAAAAGGAACTCGCCGCATGATCAAGCGCTCCCTGTACCTCTTCCACTTCTGCTTATGGCAAGTGCAAGTAGCTGCAGTCCATGCCTCTCAGTGACACCGAGGCGAGGCGCCACAGCATTTGCATTCCGCCCTCCCGATCTGGATGACGGATCAGGTCGAATTGACCGCCCTTTAATTCATAATGGTAAAGCATTAGAAGGCACTCAACGCTTCCTGGTTATCTCCAAAGGCTTCTTTGTCAAGCATAACCACATCGTCCATATTGAGCAGAAGCCCGACATCCAAATTATCAAAAAGAGCAAACTCGCAAGCATACGCCTTGAATCGCTCACCACCCGAAGAAGCAACACAATTATAAAAAAGAATCACCAACTCAAAATCAGAAAGTAGCGATCTAGCCACATTTGCCAACTTCTTCTTTTCTGCGTAATCGCTTTCAGAGACATAGCGAAAAACACTGTATAAGCTTCGATAGTAAAGTCCAAGATCTCCTTGATGCTTACGCCAGAGATCACGATAGGAGGCCTTGATCCTTTGGGATGTATCAACCCCTTCTGAATCTACGTACATTTCCCGAAGCATCTTAACCCAAGCTTTGAAGCAATCTCTTCCAACCGTAACGAGCTGTCTACCGCCCCCTCTCTCGTTCGTTATAGTTTTCTGCAAGTCGAACTTTGAAACCACATCCTGCTGAAACCTTAAAAGACTATAGAACTGATCTTCAGTTTTCTGCCGAGCGAACTCCTGCTGCCCCTCCCTTATATCTTTTCGCTGCAAAATGACTGTTATCAAAACACCTGAGAAAGCCAACCCTGAGAACAATGCATTTAGCGCCCCAAATGCATCTCCAAATGTTCCAGACCTAACTCCAGCAAGAGAACCATCACTCGCTGCAAATTCATACCCCACATAAAGAAAGATGTAATATCCCGCATACACACAAACAATTAGGAAAATAATCCCGAAAATAAGCCATCCAGACCCAACTCCATTTTTCATGCGGCGCCCCCTCCATTGCTCGCGTCGAATTGATAGAAGAGCACGAACCTACCCCACCTCATGGCCATTGCGCCACTACCGGATAAGCCGCAGCAGCGACCAGGACAATCTGGATGATGGCCTCGACTGATAGCCGAATGCGAAACGATACGGAGACTCGAATTTGCATTCCTTGGTCCTCGGAGTAACGGGGTGCGAGCTGATGGTCACTCCCAAGCGGAATCGATTCCTCTTGGGCTTTTTCCATTCTTTCGCCCAAGCGTCGGCACTTCCTCTTGTGGGATTTCCAGTCATCACCAATGCGCCAGTAAGGCGCAAGGACACTTCATGCACCGTATTTACCTCGCCGGCCCTATGACTGGCCTGCCGGAACACAACTTCCCCGCCTTCCACGCTGAAGCCGCGCGCCTGCGAGGCCTCGGGTACCAGGTCGAGAACCCCGCCGAGCACGGCGAGATTCCGGGCTTCGAGTGGGCCGACTACCTGCGGCTCGACCTGCAGAAGCTGCTCACCTGCCAGGCTATCGCTCTGCTGCCCGGCTGGATGGACTCGAAGGGCGCCAGGCTGGAGTTCACCGTAGCCACCAATCTGGGAATGCGCGCTCTGCACGCGGAGCACATCACCGGTCCTGCGGAGGATGCGCGATGAGCGCCGGGTACCACATGCACCTGGCCCTCCTGGCTTCCCTGCTCGGCGGGTACCACTACCGATACGGCAGCGAGGTACAGCTTCACCAGGCTCTCTCCACAGTGCTGACCGACGCCGGCTTCGAGCATGAGCGCGAGGTGGCGCTCGACGCACGCAACCGCGCGGATTTCTGGCTGGAGGGGATCGTCATTGAGGTGAAGGTAGACGGCTCCCTCGCCGCCGCACTTCGGCAGTGCCAGCGCTACCTGGCCCTTCCGCAGGTCCACGCTGTGCTGCTCGCCAGCACTCAACGCTGGGCCGATACCGCCATGGCCAAACGGCCGGAGTTGGCGGGCAAGCCCTTCCACATTGTCAGGCTGAGAAGGCAAACGCTATGACATCAACCACCTACGGCCGGATGGTCTACAACGGCCGGTACTGGCGAATCACATGCGAACCGCAGGTGCGCGCCAGGTTGAAGCGGGTATTTCCGCGTGTGCCGCAGACTCCGGGTGAGCATATCGACCTGCTCGGCAGCCCCGAAAACAGCCGGGAACTGCTGTGGTTCCTACAGCGCTACCCAATGGAGATCGACACGGACGCACAGGAATCGCTCAAGCAGTTGGCGCAGCAGCACCATCAGATGGAGCAGAATCTGGCCGAACTGGTCGCTGGGCGGATGCCGCTGCCGGCATTCAAGCTGGCCAAGCCGCCGCGCGAATACCAGCGCTTCGCGGGCGCCCAGGTCACGATCCGCGGCGGCCTGCTGCTGGCGGACGACTTGGGCTTGGGCAAGACCATCACTGGGATATGCCCGATGGCGGAACCCGGCAACCTGCCGGCGGTCGTTGTCTACCCTGCCGCCCTCCCGAACCACTGGCCGGAAAAGCTCGCCGAGTTCGCTCCGAACCTGCGCGTGCATCACATCCGCAAGGGCCAACCCTACCCGCTGGTCCGCCAGCCACGCCAGCGCATCCCGGACCTCTGGGACACGCTGCCCGACGTGATCCTTGTCAGCTATCACAAGCTCAGGGGCTGGGCCGATGTCCTGGGCGAGATCGTGCAGTACGTGGTCTTCGAGGAATGCCAGCAGCTCAGGAACCCAAGCAGCAATATCTACCAGGCCTGCGAGTACTTGGCCGGGCAGGCACGCCTGCGGATGGGCCTGACCGCGACGCCCATCTACAACTACGGCTCCGAGTTCTACCACGTCGTCAACCCACTGATCCCGGACTGCCTGGGCAGCTACGACGAGTTCCTGCGCGAGTGGTGCGTGGGCGGCAGCGTTGGCGAAAAACCACGCCTGAAGGACGCCGAGCAGTTCGGCGCCTACCTGCGTCGGGAGGGAATCATGCTCCGGCGCACCCGGGCCGAGGTCGGCCGAGAACTTCCGGCGCTCTCGAAGATCCCGCACGAGATCGAGTCGGACGGCGCAGCCCTGGAGCGGATCACCGGCGACGCGGTGGCACTGGCCAAGACCATCCTGGCTCACAACGAGGCCTACCGCGGCGAAAAGATGCGTGCGGCCGGTGAGTTCGACCAGTTGGTGCGCCAAGCCACTGGCGTCGCGAAGGCGCCATACGTCGCAGAGTTCGTCCGCCTGTTGCTGGAAAGCGGACAGCAGGTGCTCCTGTTCGGCTGGCACCGTGAGGTCTACAGCATCTGGCGGGAGAAGTTGGCCGACTACAACCCCGTCATGTACACCGGCACCGAGTCACCGAAGGAGAAACAGGCCGCGAAGGACGCATTTGTCGCCGGCGACAGCCGCCTGATGCTGATCAGCCTACGCGCCGGCGCAGGCATCGATGGCCTGCAGCACGCCTGCAGCACGGTGGTGTTCGGCGAACTCGATTGGTCGCCGGGCGTGCATGAGCAATGCATCGGCCGGATACACCGCGACGGCCAGCGCGAGCCTGTGCAAGCGTTCTTCCTGATCTCCAACGAGGGCAGCGACCCGATCGTCTCCGACGTTCTGGGGGTCAAGCTCGAGCAGATCGAGGGCGTGCGCAACCCAGGCGAGCACCTGGTAGAACGCCGCGACCTTGGCGAGAACCAACTGCGCCAACTCGCCCAGCGCTTCCTCGCCGATCACGGCGTCAAGGTTCCGCGCACCAGCCATCCAACCCCGATTCACCAGCGGCAGCCGTTCGAACTCACCTGAGCACCGCAATGAACCGCCCCACCATCTGCCGCACCACGGGCCAACGGATAGGCCTGTGCAAATGCTTCCGCTGCCGGCCGCCGGCGCCGGAGCAACCGGAGACACCGCAATGTCCTCTACCCAACACCAACTGATCGAGCAGTGCGCCACCCGCCTGCGCGGCATCGTCGAAGCCCTGGACAACATCCACGACACCAGCCCGCACCGCTGGTCGACGGACCTCGACGATGTTCACTCCTCAGCCGAGAGCCTGCTGGCCCTGATCAAGGACCAGGCGCCGACGCAAGCCGCCCAGGACCTGGCGCTCCGCACCATCGCCGAGTACCCCTGCCCTGAGCAGGACAACATGACCGCCGCCAATATGCGCCAGGTCGCCGCGGACGCCATCACCGGCGCGCTAGCCTTCGGCGCCCAGGCCAGCCAGCCGCCGCCGGCGGATCACTGGCTTCGCCCGTTCTACGACATCGGCCGCGCCGAGGGACAACGCACCCAGGAACTGGCAATGCTGGTTCGCATGCTGGCCAGTTCACTGAAGCGGCATGCCCCGGAAAGCAACCTGGTGGCGCGCGCCACCAACTACCTGGCAGCCAAGGGCTTGGCCGACGCCGCCCTGGCGCAACCCTCCCCAGCGCAGGCCGAGGCGGAGCGGCCGGAGGTGGTGGGCGTCCGCTACGAGGACGGGACCATCCTGTCCGCCGAGGATTGCGGAATCGCGCTTGAGGTGTGCGCCAAGGTCCAGACGCCGCTGATGACCGTCGCCCAGCATGAGCGCATCGTCGAAGCGCGCTGGAACCGTGCAATGGATTTGTTGCTCGATCACGTTTCCCGTATCAGCGAGAAGTTCAAGGCGGAGCGCGACGCCGCCCTGGCCAATGTCGATGCCCTCGCAGTGCAGGTGTTGAGGCTCGGCGGGACTATCAGCTTCGCCCAGCACCGGACCGACCAGGCTGGGCAGGTGCCGCAGGCATGGCTCGACGTGCAGGCAGAGCGCCGCCGGCAGGTCGAGGCCGAGGGCTGGACGCCGGAGCACGACGACGAGCACGACAACGGGGAGATGGCCCGCGCCGCCGCCTGCTACGCCCTGGCCGGCTCCAGCGCTCCGAACGATGGAACCGCCGCCCTGCTGGTGTCGCTGGCATGGCCCTGGGATGAACAGTGGTGGAAGCCGAGCACCGCACGACGCGACCTGGTAAAGGCCTGCGCCCTGGCGCTGGCCGAGATCGAACGTCTCGACCGGGCATGCATATCGCAAAGTCCCCAGCCGGGAGCCACCACGGCCTCTTCCTGAGGCCAGTCCCGGCTGGGGCGAGAATCCTAACACTCAATTTCGGTCCCGGGCGATCGCCTGGGCGGAGAGGCATTGCCCATGGAAACCCCATCTGAGTTCCTCTCGAAGGAGGAGTTGGAGGCCATGATCGGCGCCAAGTCATCGAAAAAACAGGTCGAGTGGCTGGCATCTCATGGCTGGAAGTACGAATTGAATGCTGCGCAGCGACCTGTCGTCGGGCGGATCTATGCCCGCCTGCGGCTGGCCGGAGTGAAACCGAACGGAACGGTCGCTGTACAGGAACCGTGGACGCTGGATCTGTCGAAGGTGAGTTGAAATGCGGCCGAAGCAGCCGAAGAACAGGGACCTCCCACCCCGGATGATTCGCCGGACCAGGAAGCTGAAAGGAGGGAAATTGTGGGTTGGATACTACTACGACGGCCGCGGCGAGGACGGAAAGAGGAAGGAAATCCCGCTCGGTACCGACCTAGACCTGGCAAAGCTGGAGTGGGCGCGGCTGGATGCCAGCCCGGCTCCGAAGACCCTGCGCAAATGGGGTGACGTGTTCGACCGGTACGAAAAAGAGATCATCCCCGGGAAAGCGCCACGCACCCAAAAGGACAACCTCCTCTCGCTGACGCAACTGCGAAAGGCGTTTTCAGAAGCGCCGGTCGAGGCGCTCACCCCCCAAGTGCTGGCACAGTACCGGGACAAGCGGTCCGCGAAGGTTCGGGCGAACAGGGAGCTCTCCCTCTTCTCCCACATCTTCAACATCGCCAGGGAGTGGGGGATCGTAACGGCTGAAAACCCGGTGAAGGGGGTTCGCAAGAACCGCGAGACGCCGCGCGACTTCTACGCCAGGGCCGAGGTCTGGAACGCGGTATACGGCGCGGCGCCACCGGAACTCCGCGACGCCATGGACCTCGCCTATCTCACCGCCCAGCGGCCGAGCGACGTACTGATCATTCGTGAGGCGGACATTCAGGATGGGCACCTGCAGATCGCCCAGGGCAAGACGTCGAAGAAGTTGCGCATCATGCTCGATGTCGACGGCAGCCCGACGGCGCTTGGAGAACTCGTTGCGCGGCTGTGCGAGCAGCGGCGCCAGCGCGGCGTAGCCGGCCCATACCTGATCACTACGCCCGATGGGCGCCGGATGACATCCTCCATGCTGCGCATTCGCTTTGACGAGGCACGGTCGGCCGCCGCCGGCGCGGCGCTTGAGGACCTCGACGAGACTCTGGCCACTGCAATCCGTCAGTTCCAGTTCCGGGACATCCGCCCGAAAGCAGCCTCAGAAATTGCTGACTTGGGCCGGGCATCCAGGCTGCTTGGACACACCGACAAGCGCATCACCGAGACCGTCTATCGTCGCGTCGGCGAGATCGTGGAGCCAACGAAGTAA